AAAAATGATAAACTTGCTATTGTAGAATATGACACAACAAATGGTTCATATATTCCTGCAACTCCAACTAAATTAGGTTTATATCCTAAATCTGTACCTTCAATATATAGTGATACTACAGCAATAACTCCAATTAATGTAATACAAGGACATGATGGTAGTATAGAAGTAGCTTACAATGATTATAGAGATGATATATTATTAGAATTAGAAAAAAGAATTTATAATAATCTTAAAGTTGCTTATGATGATGAAGTATTTGACCTTCATGATTTTATTCCAGGACATTATAGAAAAACAGATTATTCTTTAGACGCTATTAACAAGAGTTTATTAGTAGACTTTACTAATTGGTTAAGTTTTGTAGGCAATATTGATTATACAGAAAATACATACCAAACAACACACGGTAGTGATCCTTTTGTTTTTAATTATGGATCTATGTCTAGTTATGATAGTAAACCACTATTAGGTTGGTGGAGAGGAATTTATAAACAAGCATATGATACAGATAGACCACATAGTCATCCTTGGGAAATATTGGGTTTTGCAGAAAAACCAACTTGGTTTGATACTGTTTATGGATCGGCTCCTTATACTAGTGACAACTTAATTTTATGGCAAGATTTACAAGATGGTGCTATTCGAGAACCTAATAAAAATGTTGTAATTAAAGACAATTATAAAAGACCTGACTTACTTAAACATATACCTGTTAATTCTTTGGGCCTTTTAATAAGTCCACACGATAGTAATTTTTCACAAGAATATGTTGCTCATTTAACTAGAGATCCATTTAAATTTGGTGATCACGCACCAGTAGAAAATGCATGGCGAAGAAGTTCTGATTATCCTTTTGCTGTTATGACATCTTGGATATTAAATCAACCTAGTCATGCTATTACAGTAGGTTGGGATAGATCAAGAGTTATAAGAAATACTGCAAAACAACTTGTATATAAAGATACAGGATCAAGAATTAAATTAGCTGATCTTAAATTTCCAAATTCTATTAGTGATGAAAATAAAGTTTTAACAGCAGGATTTGTAAATTATATTTACGAATATGTTGAAACAGATTTATTAACAAATTATTCTGATTATAGAGATAATGTTAAAAAAATTATTAACCAATTAGCATTTAAAGTTCGTGGTTATACTAAAAAAGACAAATTTAAATTACTATTAGATAGTAGAACTCCTTTAAACACTAGTAACGTGTTTGTTCCTGATGAAAATTATGATGTAATACTTAATACAAGTTCTCCTATAGATGTAGTAACTTATAGTGGAATAATTATAGAAAAATTAGCGGCGGGATTTACAATTAAAGGTTATGATAAAAATGCTCCAACTTTAAAATATTTTGCACCTATTAAAAAACAAGCCGACCCAGTTATTAGAATAGGTGGAATAAGTTCATCTTTTGTAAATTGGGGAGAAAATAAAAGATATGATGTAGGAATGATTGCAAAATTTGGTGATGATTATTATTCTACAAAAGATCAACACATATCTAGTACAACATTTGATGGTACAAAATTTATTAAATTACAAGAATTACCTATTGAAGGTGGTGCTTCTGCATACTTACGTAACAATTTCGAAACTACTATTTCTGAAATTGCATATGGCTCTTTGTTTAGAGAAATTCAAGATGTTTTTGATTTTATTCTTGGTTATGGAAAATACCTTGAGTCTTTAGGATTTATATTTGACGAATTTAACAAAGATATAAGAGCAGTTGCTAATTGGCAATTAAGTGCTAAAGAATTTTTATATTGGACAACACAAGGTTGGGCCGAAGGATCAATAATATCTTTAAGTCCATTAGCTAATAAATTAAAATTAAAAACAAAATATTGTGTGGGAGATAATGTATTTGATAATTTTTATGATTATACATTATTTAAAGAAGACGGTACTAAACTTGATAAAGAATTTGTAAGAATAGTAAAACAGTATAATGATTATGAAATAATAACAAAAAATACTGTTAATGGAATTTATTATGCAAAAATTCCATTAGTACAAAAAGAACACGTAGTATTAATGGATAATAAAACAATATTCAGCGATATAATTTATGATGTAGAATCTGGATATAGACAAGATAGAATAAAAGTTCTTGGTTATGTTACAGCAGATTGGACTGGTGGATTAAGTATACCAGGATTCATTTATGATCAAGCTAATATAATTGAATGGTCACCTTATACTGATTATGTGATGAGTGACATTGTAAAACATAAAGAATTTTATTATACTGCTAAAAATAAAATAAAAGGTAGTGCAACGTTTATTGATGCAGACTGGGATAGATTAGATAACAAACCTAAACCAGATTTATTACCTAACTTCGAATATAAAACTAATCAATTTGCAGACTTTTTTGATTTAGATACAGATAATTTTGATTCAACTCAACAAAGAATGGCTCAACATTTAATAGGTTATCAAAAAAGACAATTTTTACAAAATATTATTAATGATGATGTTTCACAATATAAATTTTATCAAGGATACATTCAGGAAAAAGGAACTAAAAATGTATTAACTAAATTATTTGATGCATTATCGTCTGCAGATAAAGAAAGTGTAGACTTTTTTGAAGAGTGGGCAATTAGAAAAGGACACTATGGTGTAAGTCAAGGATTTGAAGAAGTAGAATATACTTTAGATGATAGTAAATTTAGATCTAATCCACAACCTTTTGAATTAACAAATACTATAGATCCTTTAGCTACAGATTTAGTTATTAGACAGAAAGACAGTGATGTATATCTTAAACCTGAAAATTATACGCATAAACCTTTCCCAACAAAATATGAAAGTATTCCATATTTGCCAACTGCTGGATATGTAGATCCTAGTGATGTTAAATTTATTGTGGCAAAATATGATGACATATTAAATTTAGATGTAGCTGAATTAAAACAAGGACATTATGTATGGGTAGGAAATTATAAAAATGATTGGGAAGTATTTAAATTCTCCAATACTCAAGCCAAATTAAGTAAAATAGAAAAGTCAGGTGATTTAATTTTAGTTACTACACAAAATACTGCAAATGTAACCGTTGGAGAAGTTTTTGCTATACGAGTAGGAACTGTAACACATATTTTAAAAGCAAACAAAATAGAATTAAATGTTATTACTTGTGACAAAAAAGAAGGTGTTACTGCTGTAGATCCTGCAACAGGATACATAAGTCAATTTAAAACATCTAGAATTGCAAGTATTACTGATGTAAATGCAAAAATTATGGATTCAGGTCTTCAGGATAATGAAAAATTCTGGGTTGATAAAAACGACAATAATAAATGGTCCGTATTGAATAATAGTTTTGTATATAGTTCACATCAAGAAATTTCTAATCCCAACTCTATAGCAAATACAGAGTTTGGTAAAGTATTAGCTAGTAATGATGCAAATAATATTTTAGTTGTAGGTGCACCAAATGATTCAGACGGTAAAGTTTTTGTTTATAAAAGAGGAGGCGATAATTCAACATTTAATTTATTTCAAGTTCTTGAAACACCACCAGAAGATCCTGCGTTAAACAAATTAGATGTATTTGATGCTGGTGCAAAATTTGGATCAAGTGTAGCAATAAGTCCAGATGGAAAATATATTTTAGTAGGTTCTCCACAAGCCTCTAATGTTAGAACTTATTATAAAGGAAATTATGCTGTAGGAACTCCATATACAATAGAAGATATTATAAAATACAAAGAACAATTGTGGAAAGTTGTAAATCCTATATTACCTGAAGATCCTTCAGTAGATTTTACAACATTTGATAGTCACGTGTTTGCTAAAGAATCAACATATGATTCTGTAACAGGAAATTATACACCATTAACACAAATAATTTTAGGAAATTATATTTTTACAAATGCTACTACAGATCATTTATTAATTAGAGCATCATTAGATCAATACCAAGGTACTAAAATAGGAGACAAATTACAATTAGCTTGGAATGAATGGAATACTTTTGTTCCTCCATCAGGAACAGCATACGAACCATTTAATGGTTATAATGCTGATGTTACTAATGCACTTCAAGGTGAACAAACAATTACAGAAAAAGTAGATGAAATATTAAGCATAGATCAAACTCTTAATGATTTAACAGTAGGTGATGCTATTGCCACTGACAGTGCAGATGGTACAGTAGCTTGGGTAAACAAAGTAGGTACTCAGTCTTTAATTTATTTGAAAGATGTTAAAGGTAATTTTTCAGCTACAGGAGATTTATTATTAGGATCTATAAATGTTGGAACATACCAACGTGTATTCCAAGAAGATATAAACTATTTAGGTGGCTGGTGGAAAATTAGTATTGGTGCAACAGTTAATAATTGGCCATACATTTCAGAAACAAATCCATATCTAGTAATATATGATATTATTAGACAAGGAATTACTAGAACAGCATTATCATATTATAATGCTTTATCCGCAACTCAAAATGCAGTTTTACCAGGTGTTCCAAGAACATCTGAAATAGGAATTTTATCTTATTACAAAACTTATAGTATTGCAGGACAACCAGTGTTCCAGGGTTTAGTTACTGATCAAAGATTCTTTTTTAGATTAGGCACTGCATTTAATACTAAAGTTGCTGGAAATACTATTAATGGTTGGTTAAACACAATAAGAGATTCAAATAATACAGTGTTTGATCCAGGTGTAATGGGGTTAAACTTTAGCGATATTAACAAAGAACTTACAATAAGCGGTATTTGGAATGGTTACATAACTGTAGATGCTGAAGCAGATAATTTAGGTAACTTTTATATACCAACAGTAGGCAGTACTGTTAGAGATCAAACGACAATGAAAACTGCTGAAGTTACTTTTGTTAAAACAATCGACTTTAACAAAATACAATTATTTTTAAAAGATGCCACAGGTGCTTTCAAAAAAGGACTTGATGCAGGTGAATCAAGTGACATTTATTTAATAGGTACTCCAGATAGAAAAATAGGAACTTTAAGAGACGCAAGATTAGATGTTAATGGTCAAAGTGGACCATACTTTGTATTTGACTCTGGTAAAACATTAATTTCAACAACTAATACAGATATAGAAGTAAGACATTTTGATAAAGAATATTGGTTCTATGATGAACAAACATTAGATGGTATAGCTAGATCGGCTAACATTCCTGGAGGTACTAATAAAGATTATCTTCAAGTGTATAATATTTCTGCTGGAGAAGGAACACAAAGCGGTAATGTTAATGAAGGTGCATATTCAGTTTATGAAATAGGAACAAATAATTTATTTGCTCATGCAGGAACATTTATAGTACCTGATACTAAAGATAATTTAAAAGTAGGTAGTAAAATAGAAATAAGAAAAGTAGGAGATGAAACTGTTGCGTATGTAGGAGCTTCGGGAGATTTATCATCAGCTACTCCTGGGAAAATTTATTTTGTTAAAAGAAGTACTACTAAAAATTGGGCACTTTCAACAAATCCTTTGTATATGGGCGTATTTGATCCAGCTCTTTCATATGCTACAGGTGAATATACAATTTATAATTCAGAATTATATAAAGCAAAAACAAATCTTGTTGCCGGTGCATGGAATTCAAGTTATTGGGAAAAACAAAGTGCAGGTACAGATTATTTAGGATATATTCCTAATGATTCAGGAATAACATTAGAAGGAGATTCAACTCTTAACCAAAGTAATTTAGTAATGTTTGGTGAACAATTTGATATTAATTCTACAGGAACAATTCTTGTAACTAATTTATTATACAGTACTGATGCACAAAAAGTTGCTGTATATAGATTACAAGAAGGACATTATACATATTCACAAACAATTACATCACCTGAAGATTCATCTCCTAATATAAATTTTGCGAATAGCGTAGCTATTTCAGAAGATGGAAGTATGTTAGCTATTGGTAGTCCTTTAAAAGACTTTGCTAATGCTGTTGATGCCGGAGTAGTTTATACATATCTACAAGCAAGTGGTGTTTATTCATTGAATCAAAATTTAAGAAGTCCTGATAGTGAAAATTCAGAAAACTTTGGACACCAATTAGGATTTGATGGAAATACATTGGCAGTTACAAGTCTTAAAGGAGATATAACAGTTACCACTGCATTTGATACAGAAACTACAATATTTGATACTGGAGCAACAACATTTTATAAAGTAATGTCAGATAGTGGTGCAGTACATTTATTTGAAAGATCAGGTAATACTTTATTATATGCTGAAAAATTTGTATACACAAATGATGGTGCTGTAGAATTTGGACGTAATACATTAATAAATGATAATCATGTTTATATAGGTTTACCTACACTTACATTGGCTAATAGTAATAAAGGAACAGTTGTTAATTTTAGAAAAACTAAAGGCAAATCAAGTTGGATGCAAACAGTAGAAGGTGCTGACCATGTAGAAGTTGATAAAATTAAAAGTGTATTCATTTATAACAAGAAAAATAATTCTGTTGTTGCTAATTTAGATTATATTGATCCTGTATTAGGAAAAATTGCAGGTACAGCCGAACAAGAATTATATTATAAAACACATTATGATCCAGCAATTTATAATTTAGGAACTTCATCAGTAACAGTAGATACAAATAATCACTGGGCAGAAGAACAAGTAGGAAGACTTTGGTGGGATTTAAGCACGGTAAGATATTATTATCCTTATCAAGGTAATATTATATTCAATAACAATCATTGGAATAAACAATTTATTGGTTCATCTGTAGATGTATATGAATGGGTAGAAACAACATATAAGCCTAGTGTTTGGACTAAACTTTCAGATAGTGGTGAAGGATTAGCTTTAGGAGTAAGTGGTGCACCTAAATATGATGATACTGTATATGTTACTAGAAATACTTACGATAAAATTGCTCAAGCCACAAAACCTAAATATTATTATTGGGTTAAAAATAAACAAACTACACCAGATGTAGAATTTAGAAGTTTAAGTTCGTTAGCAGTTTCACAACTTATAAATGATCCTAAAGGACAAGGTTACAAATATATTACGTTCTTTGATTCAAATAAATTTGCGTTAGTTAATTGTGAATCATTGTTATCAAATTCAGATGCTATACTTAATGTCCGTTATTGGACAATAGATAATAAAGAACTTAATATTCATAATGAATATCAAGTTATGACTGAAGGATTGTCTACTAGTAAACCTTCTTCGGAAATAGAAAAAGTTTGGCATAATAGTTTAATAGGTTATGACGAACAAGGAAATGCTGTACCTGATCCAAATTTAAGTAACAAATTAAAGTATGGAACTTTATATAAACCTAGACAAAGTTGGTTTGATAATCATCAAGAAGCATTAAAACAATTAGTAGAAAGAACTAATTCAGTATTGAAACTTAATTTAATTGTAGATAAAGTAGATTTAACTAACTTATCTAAAGCAGAAATACAACCTACAGCAAATACTAAACTTTTTGATAAAACTGTAGACGTAGTAGGAGATTTAGCTTTTGTTGGAACAAATACAATTAAAAAAGCAGAGCTATTGCCAACAATTGTAAATGGTAAAATTACTGCTGTAACTATTTTAAGTGGAGGTAAAGGCTATGCAACTGTACCTACATTTGAAATTTCAGGAGACAGCGGAAGTGGTGCTGTAATAGAATTAACAATTGATGCTTCAGGACAAGTTGATACTGCAATTGTAAAAGTTAATGGAGAAGGATATACATCAAATACAAAAGTTGTTGTTAGACCTTATAGTGTACTTGTAAAAAGTGATGCAGAGCTTGGAGGTAAATGGGCAATATATGGTTACGATACAAGTTTAAGTACTTGGAGTAGAACAGCTTCACAAAAATATAATACTGATCTTTATTGGTCATATATTGATTGGTATGACGTAGGATATAATCAATTTACGTCAATAGATTATACTGTTAGTCAATCATACTTGTTAGATTCTTTAAGTGATGAAATAGGAGATATTGTAAAAATAGAAAATGTAGGTACAGGTGGTTGGCTATTATTAGAAAAAATAGATAATCAACTTAATGTAGATTATACTGTAAATTATAAAACTATTGGTAGAGAAAATGGAACAATTGCATTTAAAAATACTTTATATGATTTTGGTTCTAATACTGTAGGTTATGCGTCAACTAGTTATGATACTGTATTGTATGATAGACAACCTGTTCAAGAAACAAGAATAATATTAGAAGCTTTAAGAGATAAAATTTTTATTAATGATTTAGAAGTACATTATAATGAACTTTTCTTTGCTAGTTTAAGATATGCATTAAGCGAAAATAAATTAACAGATTGGGCATTTAAAACAAGTTTCATCAAAATAAAACATAATGCGGGTGATCTTAAACAAAAAGTAACTTATAAAAATGATAATCTTTCTAATTTCGAAGATTATATTAAAGAAACTAAACCATATAAAACTAATATTAGAGAATATGTAAGTTCTTACGAAAATGTAACGCCATCTAGTTCAGTTATAACGGACTTTGATTTACCTGCTAGTTATGATGATCAAAATAAAATAGTACCTAGTTCAGCAAAATTTGTAGGTACTGCTTTAACAGGAACAAGTACAATTGTAAATTATCCTGATAAACATTGGTTAGAAAATGTAGGATTTAAAATTACTTCATTTAATATAGGAGATAAAGGTAGTGGTTATATTACGCCACCAGCTGTTTCAATAACTGGTGGCGGAGGTACTGGTGCTATAGCTCAAGCATATATTAGTAGCGGAAAAGTAACAGCAATTAAAATTGTTAATGAAGGATTAGGATATTTAACAGCGCCTACAGTAACTTTACAAGGAGGAATTAAAGATGTAACTACAGGAACAGTTGCTAAAGTTAGTGCTGTATTAGGTAAGTCTTTAGTTAAAGTAACTCATCTTACTGTTAAATTTGACAGAACATCTGGAACATATTTAATAACATCATTAGCAAGAACAGAAACGTTTGCAGGAAATAATTCTGTATTAGATTATTATTTAAAATGGCCGATAGATTTAAGAAGAAATACAATCAAAGTAACTGTTAATAATATTGAAAGTTTATCAAGTGAATACACTTATGTTAATAAATTAGATACAACTAAAGATTATAACAGATATATAGGACATATTAAATTTATTTCACCACCTGCTAATTTACATTCTATTAAAATAGAATATATGATAGATGCATCTAAATTACAAGCACAAGATAGAATTAATCTTTTCTATACACCAGCGTCAGGAATGCCGGGTAAAGAATTAGCTCAAATTTTAGATGGAATAGATTATGGTGGAGTTGAAGTTAGAAGTTTAGGGTTTGATACTGCAACTGGTTGGGACACAGAATCATACATGGCAGGTTCTTGGGATACCTATGATGCAACTTTTGAAGATGAAATTTTAAAAATGGATGGTAGTACTAATTCACTTACATTAAGCAAAGCACTAGAAGATGGTATAGTTTATAACATTTATAAAAATGCAATAAGAATAGATGATCCTAACTATGGAACAGGAAATACTGTAACAAATAAAAATGCAATGATGCAAAGTGTTACAGGTGATGGTTCGACAATGACTATTACATTTGATACTGTACCAACAGTAGCTGGTGATCTAATTGTAGTTAGAAAATCTACTAGTGATGGTAGCTTCTTACCTGATCCAGAAGCTTATGATACTTTATTAACAGGCGGTGATTTAACTTATTCAACTGCATCAGGATTAAAAGCAGAAGACATTATAGTAGAAGGAGATGATTTTGTATCGCATACAACTTCAAAAGGTCCAGAAGAATTTATACCAGGACAAGTACTTGATACTTTAGACATTCAAGTATTTGACAAAGGTGGAGAATCAGGAAGTAGAATTAGTAGTTACAATCATACAGGAGATGGTGTTACTACAAATTATCCATTTAGCGAATATCCACAAAGTTCAGATGCAGTATTTGTTTCAGTAGGTAATGTTTTACAAGAATCTAATACTTATGTTGTGGACTATCCAAATAAATTATTGAAATTTAATAGTGCTCCTATATTAAATTCTAAAATTAATTTTGTGACTATGAGTAATAATGGAGAAAAAGTTTTAGACTTTGATACATTTACAGGAGATGGAAGTACTTTAGATTATGTAACAAGAGCAACATGGATTAATAATAGTATAAACACGTTTGTAAGAGTAAATGGTTTATCTGCTTCATACACTATTTTAGAATCAGATAGTTCTTATGCTGTACAAGGCAAAGTTGTTGTAAGATTTGCAGATGCACCTCCGGCAGATTCAGTTGTTAATATAGTTGTATACGCAAGTGCTAGTCAAACATTTAGTGAAGTTACTGAAGATAATTTTACAGGAGATGGAAGTACGGCTTCATTCCAATTAAGTCAAACGCCATTTAATCAAAAACCTTTATCATTTAATACAGTTGTTAGAGTAGGCAGTGAAGTTTTAAATGCAGGATTTACTAAAACATTTACATTAGATAATAATAGAGAATATGAATTTGAAACTTGGCAAGAAATTCCGGGATCAATACTTCCTGCAGATGTAAGAGCATTTTTAAATGGAGTAGAATTAATACAAAGTCAACAATATACTTGGAACTCAGGTACTACTAGTATAACACTTGTAACTGGAGTAGGTGTTCCTGGTGATATTTTAAAAGTATTTGCTATGAGTAATGGTCAATATACTTTAAATGAAACAACAGGAATGATTACATTTAGTACTGCTCCAAGCCAAGGATTAACTATTTCAGTTTACCAATTTAGTAATCATGATATAGCAAAAATAGAAAGAATTAATTATGATGTTGTTGCAAGATTAACTGTAACTGTAGGTACAGATGATTATTATATGTACAAACAATTAACTAATGGACTTATTAAATTAAGACAATTAGCCGAAGATGCTCAATATGTTTGGGTAACTCTTAATGGAGAATTATTAGCTCCTAGTGTAGACTACAAGGTTACAAATGATCAAATGTATTTGAAAATAAACAGATCATTGGCTACAAATGATGTTATAGATATTATACACTTTACAGCACCTAAATTTGTATCTAAATTTGGTTATAGACAATTTAAAGATATGATGAATAAAACTCACTACAAACGTTTAGGTAATAATAACAAATATCAATTAGCAACTTCGCTTAAATGGACAGATCAAGAATTAGAATTAACAGATGCAACAGGTATAACAGAACCTAGTATAGCAAATAATATTCCTGGAGTATTGTTTATTGATGGGGAAAGATTAGAATATTTTGTTAAAGTAGGTAATATACTTTCACAACTTAGACGAGGAACATATGGAACAGGAGTAAAAGATACGCATATTGTAGGTGAAGAAGTATTAGATCAAGGACAGTTTCAAAATGTACCTTATAAAGATGAATTTTTAACTGAACAATATACAGCAGATGGTAGCACTAATGCAATTACTATTGGATTTACTCCTAAATCTGCTAACGAATTTGAACTATTTGTAGGTGGTAAAAGGATGAGAAAGAATGATATTTCTGTATATGACCCAACACAAGGTCAAGATAGTCCTGAAGCCGATGTTACTTCCCCTGCAGAATTTACTGTAGACGGTATAAGCCCAGTTGTAACACTTACAACAACACCTATAGCTGGCACAAAAATAATAACTATAAGAAAACAAGGTAAAAAATGGCAATCTGGCATTAAACCATTAAGTCAATCAGACAATGATATTGCTAGATTCTTGCGACAAAAAGAACTGGCTTTGCCGCAATAAATACACATAAGAACTGGAGCGTAAATGAACAATATTAAAGAAAACAGCGGCGTACTACTTCAAGGACATATTAAGATCCATGATCCGGAATCGGGCCATGTATTTGTTAGTAAAAGAAACGCCATACACTATGAAAATATGAGTCAAGCCTTAGCAGATAGTCTTGCTAATGCTGGACAAGGATTTATAAATTCTATGGTATTTGGTAATGGAGGAACGTCCATCGATCCAACTGGTATTATTACATATCTAACGCCTAATTCAACAGGAACTAATGCTAGTCTATATAATCAAACATTTACTAAAATAGTTGATGATAGATCAGTATCAAATCTTGATCCATTAAGAAATAAACTTGAAACAAGACACGTTAATGGAACAAATTATACAGATGTATTGGTTACTTGTTTGTTAGATTATGGTGAACCAAGTGGACAAGATGCAGTAGATAATTCTAGTAATGTAGACGGATTATACGTATTTGACGAATTAGGTTTAGTAAGTTACTCCCCTAGTGGTACTGGAAATCTACTTACTCATGTAATATTCCATCCTGTCCAAAAAAGTTTAAACAGATTAATCCAAATAGATTATACTGTTAGAGTACAAAGTTTGACAGGATTTAACGAGGGGTAATAGATGTCATATACTGTTAATTTTTCTGATAGCGTAAGCAAAGGCAGTATTACTGTAGAAGATAATACGGTCAATCAAGAAACGAGTATATCGTTACCGGGAAAATCCACGACTTCATATGGAACTGTAATAGCTGAAAACTTTTTACATTTATTAGAAAATTTTGCAAAAAGTTCTGCTCCAGTAAGACCTATCGAAGGTCAATTATGGTTTGATACTACAGTTGGAACTAATCAATTAAAAGTTTATGATGGAACTAATTGGGTAGCAAGTGGAGGTTTAAAAAAAGCATTAAACCAACCAGCGGCTAGTGAAAGTATTACAGGCGATCTTTGGGTTGATACAGATAATCAACAATTATATCTTTTTACAGGAACAGGTTGGATTTTAATAGGTCCAGATTATAGTTCAGGTTTATCAACAGGAGCAAAACCTTTAACTATTACAGGTACCGATGACGTTTCACATACAGTTGTACAATTAGAAGTTAATGCTAAACCAATTGCCATTATAGCAACAGATTCATTTACACCTAAGTCAACTATTACTGGATTTTCAATGGTATTTCCAGGATTCAATTTAAGTACAGCAGATATTACAGGTGCAGGTGTAGGAAAATTTTATGGAACTGCCGAGAAGGCAGAAAATCTTATAGTAGGTACAACATCAGTTGCCGCAAGTAATTTTTTAAGAGCGGACACAACTAATATTGCAAATTTCCAACTTAAAGTTAAAAATGATTCAGGAATTGAAGTAGGCTCTAGCGGAACGTTTTCTGTAGGAGTTGAAGGACAAGCAGGAATAGTAGAACATAAAACATCAGGTTCACATATAGATTTTAGAGTTAATAATCAAGGCACAACAACTGCTATAATGAGATTAGACTCTTCTTCTAACGTAGGAATTAATAATTTAGCTCCAACAGAAGCATTAGATGTAATAGGTAATATTAAATCAAGTGCTAATGTACTTGCAGATGGTACTACAGATGCAACGTCAATAGGAACAGGTTCTTTAATTGTTAAAGGAGGAGCCGGTGTTGCCAAAAGTCTTTACGTAGGTACTGATCTTAATGTTGCAGGAGGAGTTACAGCAGGTTCAATTGTACCAACTGCTAATAATACAGATAGTTTAGGAGCAACTAACAATCAATATTTAAATGTTTATGCTAATAATTTTGTAGGAAATTTTACAGGTAACGTTAGTGGTACAGTTAGCGGAACTGCAGGTTCATCTAATAAATTATCTACAGCAACTACTTTTGCAATGACTGGAGATGTTTCAGCAACATCATTATCTTTTGATGGTCAAACAGGTGGAACTACAAAAACTTTTAATACTACAGTAAGCAATAGTTTTATTGCAGATAAAACATTAACAACTACACCACAATCAACAGATGAAATTATAATTAATCGAACTACAGGATCAACAGGTGTCTATAAAATTTCAGCAGATCAATTTTTATCTTTTGTAGCAACACCACCAGTAGGATCTATTATGTCTTACGGAGGAGCTAATGCTCCAACAGGTTGGGTATTATGTGATGGTAACGAAATTTCTAGATCAACATATGCATCTTTATATGCAGTAATAGGAACTCAATTTGGAACACCTAGTAATGCTAGTTTGTTTAAAGTTCCAGATTTAAGAGGAAGATTCCCATTAGGTGCAGATAACATGGGTGGTACAAGTGCTGGGCGTGTAACTGATATGACAGCAGATAATTTAGCAGGATACAGTGGTACTGAAACAAAAACACTTATTTCTGATAATTTACCAGATCACCAACACGATATGAAATCAACTAATAATGATCAATTTTATGGAATTAGAAATATAACAGCAACGCCTTCAGATCCAGCAGTAATTGTATATGACGGACCAACAGGTTCTAATACAGCTCAAGCAATGCCTAATTCAGGCGGAGTAGATGGAACTGTAGGACAGTCGTTTAGTGTTATGAATCCATACTTAACAATTAACTATATAATTTTTACAGGAGTTTAGGATGGGGTATAAACTTAATAAAACAGATGGAAGTTTATTAGTAGATCTAATCGATGGTCAAATCGATACTACATCTAGCGACTTAACTTTAATTGGCAGAAATTATACTGGCTTTGGTGAAGTATTAAATGAAAACTTTATCAAAGTATTAGAAAATTTTGCTAATACAACTGCTCCTGCAAATCCTATCAAAGGACAACTTTGGTATGACTCTTCAGAAAATAAATTAAAAATTTATAATGGAACAGCTTTTGTATCCGGTGGTGGAACAACTGTTGCAACTACACAACCTAATATGATTGCAGGTGATCTATGGATTGATAGTTCTAAGCAACAAATGTATTTCTTTGATGGAACAGCTCTTAAATTAGTTGGTCCAGATTATTCACTTGCACAAGGTACATCGGGTTGGGAAGTAATATCAGTTTTAGATACACAAAATCAAACAAGAACTGTTATTAAGTTTTCTATTCAAGGTTCACTTGTAGGTGCTTGGGCTAATGTAGATTTTACACCAGTACCAACACAACAAATAACAGAACTAGTTAATGCAAGTACTAATCCTAATGGTGCAATATACAAAGGCTTTAATGCTGTACAAGATTCTTTTATATATAGAGGCGTAGTTTCTAAAGCACAAAATTTAACTAATGCGGCAGGTACAGCAAGAACCGGTGATCAATATTTGTTTGCAGATGTTGATGATACAACAACAGGTTCAATAACTGTTCAAAATAATGCAGGAGTTATTGTTGGTTTAAACAATAACACTCAATTAAAATTTGATTTAAACGCATTTACTATAGAAAACGTATTAACTAATCAAGATTTTAATTTTAAAGTACGTAATCCTACATCAACATCTGCAATTAAAGTAGATGCCACAAATAGCTATGTAGGAATATTTCAAGCAACGCCAACTAAAACACTTGACGTAGGTGGTGACGTAAACATTTCAGGAAACCTAACAGTAAGCGGAACACAAACTAATATTTCTGTTACTAATTTACAAGTTAAAGATAAAAATATTGAATTAGCAATAGATGATGCAGGAGTTTTTGGAGATGACACTGCGGCAAATGAAGGTGGAATAATTCTTAAATCCACTGGAGGTGATAAACAATTTATTTGGTCAGATGGTACAGATAGTTGGACGTCAACAGAAAATATAGATTTAGCAGTAGGAAAAACATTTAAAGTTAATACAAATATTGTATTATCAGAAACTACATTAGGATCTCAAGTAGCAAATTCATCTTTAACAAATTTAGGAACGTTAACTGCACTTCAAGTTGATGAAATAATAATAGATGGTTTAACTATTGAAGCAGATAGTAGTAATGCATCAAACAAAATTCAACTTAAAAGTCCTCAACCTATTACAATTATGGATAGCCAAAGAATTACAGGACTTGGCACACCAGCAGATCCATCCGATGCAGTAACTAAAGCATATGTAGACGGAAGTGTATCTGTTGGAATAGAATTAGATATTTCTGGACAAGGTTCAGGAACTACTTTATGGAATTGGATATGTAAAGTATTAGAAGATTTATATCCTGCAAAAGGATATTCAGCATTGAGTAACCCTAATGCTTGGGCCACTTATGCTCAACCAAACGGTGAACCACCTTTAAACACAAATGTTACGGCGGCTAATGCCGTTCCAATTGGATCTAAATCTCATGGAGTATTAGCAAGAGTTCGTACAGTTGATTATGGATCAGGCGGAGCAGTATCGGGTATTAATGTAGAAGGTGTAAAATTAATAGACTATTCACCAGTTGATCAAACAGTTACAGCCGCACAAAGAACTATTAATGCAGTTGTAACAGGAGTAGATGATAATAGTTTGTTACAAACAACTAAACTTACTATGACAGTCTCTCACTATTATGAGGCAGGTCAGGCAGTTGTAGTTACAGGAACAACGTTTGGAGCGGGCCCTGTTGCAAACATTGATGGTAATTATACTGTAATAGCGGCAGAATTTATTGCAGAAGCACCTAATTACATTTCACTGACTATTGATTTAGATAGTAGTGCTACTACAGGATTAAACTTTGCAGGTGGTAATTATAATGCTAATAGTGGAACAATTGAAAGAACACCTGTTGTAGGTAACGCAAATAAACAAGTTGTAGAAGATATTACATTTTCAACTGCTTCAGGAAACATAGGATTTACACCAACAAGAGCTTTATTACAGTTTATAGTTAATGACCCTAATGGTAATGGTACAGGAGCATGGGAATACGATAGAACACTTACACACTCTACGTAAAAAAGGATAAATATTTAAAATGGCATATTTAGTTAACAAATACGACGGGACTTTACTTACAACTGTAGCAGATGGTACTATAGACCAGACTACAGACATCAAATTTATAGGTAAAAACTACGCTGGATACGGTGAAATTCAAAATGAGAACTTCTTACATATGTTGGAAAACTTCTCAGGAGCGACTTCACCATCAAAAGCGGTTAGTGGACAACTTTGGTTTGATAGTGCAAATAGCAAATTAAAGTTTTATGATGGTACAAAATTTAGAACAACAGGTGGAGCAGAAGTAGATGCCTCAGCTCCTACAGGTTTAACTACTGGAGATTTTTGGTGGGATACTGGAAATGATCAATTATATGCTTGGAACGGAGCAGGATTTGTTTTAGTAGGTCCACAAGGTGTAGGATCAGTTGTTACTCAGTTCAAAAGTAGAACTGTTAAAGATACATTAAACGCAAATCATTTAATTATAGAAGGTGTTGTTAATGACAAAACAATAATTGCTATAAGTCAAACAGAATTTACACTAGGTACTTCAGATCCAAATAATTTAATTACAGGTTTTGATAAAATTAGAAAAGGAATTACTCTTGTAGACACAAAAGACGCTACAAACGGTACTACATCAACAGATCATTATTTCTGGGGTAGTGCATCTAACTCTTTAAGATTAGGTGGAAAACTTGCCAGCGATTATCTAACTACCGGTAGTGGAACAACAACGTTTAGTGGAATTGCATCTTTTGTAGATGCTGGTTTTACAGTAGGTGATAGTAATGACCTTAGAGTATCAATTGTAAACGGTAATGAAGCTAATATATCAAACGAAGTAGGATCAAAAATAGATTTAAAAGTAAATGTTACTGGACAAGTTACTACAATTGCAGAAGTAACAACTACAGGTATTAATCCAGGAACTGGAAATAGAAATTTAGGTGATGCGGCAGATAAATGGTTTGAAGTTCATGCAACAAGTTTCAAAGGAAATGCAGATTCGGCATCAGGAATTTATTTTAATAATTCAACATATGCAGGAGCAACTACGGCAAGTGCATCTACAACAGCATTAAGAGATGTCAGTGGTAATATTACTGCAAATCTTTTTGATGGTACAGCGACAAAGGCTCAATATGCTGATTTGGCAGAAATTTATGAAACTGACGAAGAATATTCAGTAGGTACAGTTATGAGAGTAGGAGGAGATAAAGAAGTAACAGCAGATGATGGTTCAAGCCCAATGGGTGTTATTTCCGAAAATCCAGCATACTTAATGAATAGTGAAGGCACAGGACAAGCTGTTGCTTTTGTTGGTAAGGTACCTGTTAGAGTTTTAGGCGCTATCTCCAAAGGAGATAAAGTCTATTCTGGCGAAAATGGCGTAGGAATTGGTCATGGAACCCCTGGTAATGTAATAGGAATTGCTTTAGAAACCAATCAAGAGATATCAGAAAAACTAGTCCAGTGCGTTTTAAAAGTGTAAATAATTCAAAGGAATACAAATGGCACTAGTAACAGCTGAAAGATACAATAATTTAAGACAAAGCGTGTTTTCTGTTTTATCAACAGGAGCAGGCGATTCTGGTTACGGACAAACTTTAACAAGTTCTACGGTATCATCAGGAAATCTAGTCCAAGCAAGTCATATCAATAACATTTACGAAGATATTAGAAAATGTTACAAACACCAAAATGGTGGCAATCCAACAGCAGGGCAACTTCAAGAAGTTCTTACTACAGATTTAGTTACAGACGACGATCAAACAAATTATAAAGGTTGGGATCAATACGAAGCACTTGCAACAAACATATCAACAAATAGACTTACAGCTCACGTAAATCAAATAGCAGTAAACGCCTCGGCGGCTACTAAAACTAGAAGCTCGTCTTGGAATGGTACAATTGTCCACGTTTTTACTGTTACATTTACTGATGAAGATGCTAGAAGATACTTTTTTAATTCAGGAGGTACAATAAGAATATCAGGAAGTGTGAATACGGGTAGTGCAAAAGACAACGATTGGAATACTATGTTGTCAAGTTGTGGTACTATAGGTTTTGGTGCTAATGGCACAACTCAAACTTCAGGCAATCCGATAGGAACAGTAGCTACTGGCATGGGAAATTATCAATTAACAGCATCTTATCAAGATATATTTTCGGCAATAGATGCTGGAGGCGGATCATATTCAGCAAACGATTTTAAAATCGAAGCCAAACTAGATGGAACTAATAAAATTTGGTTCACAATGACCTATTCAGATGATGCAGGAGGTAATATCGACGAAAATGTTGCCGATGCTACAGCTACAATTGATTATGGTTTGGCACAAACTGATGTAATTGGTATTGCTCCAGGTTTTGCAATTGACGGAACTAGCACTCTTTAATACCAAAATCCTACTTGATTAAATTCATAAATCCTGTTATAATCGCAAAGAAAACGTATGGAAGAAATACAACAAAAAACCTTGCGACTTGCGGATAGATTAAAAGTCCACAATAACCAAACTAGAATACTGAAAGAAAAGTTTGTGGATTCTAATATTCATTTCCTTAAAGGTCATCAATTTACAGTTGATTTAACATTAATCAACTATTGTAAAGGATTAATAGATTTAAACAAAATTGACGTTATTATATTAGATGATTACAAAATTCCTGTTAAAATAGATAACGTTCAGGACTTTTTTGACGACATTTCCGACTTATATCAAAGGAATCTTAATTCTTATTGGGTAGAATACAATAAGTTAGAAAAGTCAAAAGGGGAAATATTAAAGGATGACTAAAGGTGTATTACTATTTGCTCATAACAATAGCCTAATAGATTATGTATCGCAGGCAATCTTTTGTTGTGAACAAATTAAAAAACATTTAAACATACCAGTAAGTCTGGTAACATCAAATAAAGTACCTCCTGATAGTATTTCCTTGTTTGACAAAATCATTCCTATTAAAAACACTAATACAAACCAAACAAAATCATTTCTAGACGGTTCTACAAACAAATATAATGCTTTATGGCATAACTTTTCAAGGCCTGATTGTTATGATTTAACACCTTACGATGAAACTATTGTTATGGACACAGATTATATTGTAGGTAATGATCATCTATTAAAATGTTTTCAATCAAATGCGGACTTTTTAATTAATAAAGATGCAGAATATATCAATTATCAACATAGAGAGGATTTATTAGATGTAGATGTAAGTGATCCTAGTATTCCTATGTATTGGGCTACTGTATTTTATTTTAAAAAGACTGATAAAATGAAAACGTTCTTTGAATTAATTAAACATATTAAAGATAATTGGTCATTTTATAGATTCACATATCAAATAATAGGACAGAATTACAGAAATGATCATTCCTTTAGTATTGCTATTCATATGTTTAATGATTTTCAAGAAACTAATTGGCCCATGAAGCTACCAAGTAAGTTGTATTACATAACTGATAGAGATGAAGTTATACATTTTGATGGAGATTGGGAATTAAAGTTGTCAGTTGATACAAAAGAATATTATCCGTGTAAAATTAATGGTATGAATTTACATATTATGAATAAGTTGGCGTTGGGACGTGCAATAATGTATGATCGCTGGATTAAGGAGGATCAACATGATAAAAAATAAAGGGTATCTTATTTTTGTGCAGTCGAATAAAAGCACAGACTACTTTAAACAAGCAGTTGCATTGTCTATGAGTATAAAATTACATAATAAAAATGCAAATGTGTGTTTGATGACTAATATTAATGTACCTGATGAGTTAAAAAAGTATTTTAATAGTATTATAGGTATACCTGGGGACGATTATGCGGAAGAAAGCATTTGGAAAGTAGAAAATAGGTGTAAAATTTATAATGCATCACCGTATGATGAAACAATAGTACTAGATGCTGATATGTTGGTCTTAGAAAACCTGGATCACCGGTGGAAATTTTTAGATAACTTTGATTTATACTTTACATCGCAAGTAAAAACTTATAAAAACAAAATTGCATCATCAGACTTTTATAGAAAAGCATTTACAAAGAATAATTTACCAAATTTATATTGTGGTATGCATTATTTTAAAAAAACAAAAAATAACTTTAATTTTTTTGCTTTAGTAGAACATATAATAAAAAATTATGACATATATTACAAAAGATATACACCTATGAATACACAAAGATGGTGTAGTATGGATTTATCGGTAGCAATAGCAAGTCAATTAATTAATAATGCTAATAATATAACTTCTAAAGTAAATTTTTTAACATTTACACATATGAAACCAAATATACAAAATTGGAAATACAAACCCAATGCTTGGATGTCTTATGTAAACTCTTATTTTGATGATGACTGTAATTTAAAAATAGGAAATTATAAACAAAACGGAATATTTCATTATGTAGATCCTGGATTTTTAACAAATGAACTATTTGATAAGTTGGAGAATAAATGCAAAGACCTGATTTAACATTTACGCCTGATATAAAAGAACAAAAATGGTATTTTAATTTTAATAAAGATACTGGACAAGTTCTTAATTGTAGTGTCATTAAAAAAGGAAATTCTGTAGAAGTTCCAGAGTCTTTAGGACATGATATTGCTAATGGAGTAAAAAATTTATCGCAATACGTTATAATTTTACAAGACGGAAAGTATATTGTTAAATCTAAAACTGATATGGATGGGATAGCGTATGAAGTTACGTCTTCTAAAAAGACAGAAAATAGAAATGTATACAAAATAGAGTCTAATGATATAAATGATAAAATTTCATTTAAACTAGATATGAAAAATAAACAGTGGAATATAGGTATTAATGATAATTTGGGGCAAGAGATACAAAATACTTTAGATATGTCGGAAGATATAGTTTTAGACTTTTATGTTACTAAAAAAGATGATGCTAATATATTAGATTATATATTACCAGTCAATTTAAACAATTTAATTAAACAAAAAACACTTACAATAGAACATAAAAGTAATAATGTCCCTTCTTTGTATTGTAGAAAACTTTATGATTATAGTTATGAGGTAGTTAATGGATAGAATTAAAATTCAAGATTCTGATTTAGTATTTTTAAGCTATGACGAACCTAATGCTGAAAGAAATTATGCGGATTTAAAGAAAAAATTTCCTTGGGCTAAAAGAGTTCATGGTGTACAAGGATTAGATGCGGCTCATAAAGCCTGTGCAGATGTATCTGATGCAGAAAGATTTGTTACAATAGACGGTGATACTATTGTAGATAAAGATTTTCTTGATGTAGAAATAGATTTAAAAGCATTAGGCGTCGACAATACGTATATGTTTAGCTGGTGTGGCAATATTAACTTAAATGGGTTAAAATATGGCAATGGTAGTTTAAAATTATGGACAAAAGACTTTGTTAAAAATATGAAAACTCATGAAAACCATGATGGTAAAGATAAAAATTCAGTAGAGTTTTGTCATTTTCCAAACTATTATCAGTTTAATGAAAATTATTCTACAAGTTATATTAATGCTAGTCCTTTACAAGCCTGGAGATCAGGTTTTAGAGAAGGAGTAAAAATGAGCATCGACAGAAATGCTAGAGCTCCAAGATTAAAAGAGTTGTGGTGGCAAAATTATCATAGATTGTTAGTGTGGATGTCTGTAGGTGCAGATGTAGAAAATGGATTATGGTCAATATACGGAGCAAGAATGGGCTGTCATAAAGTTGTTTGTACTGACTGGGATATAAATCAAGTAAGAGATTTTGAATATCTTTTATCTGAATGGCACCCAAACAAAATGGGAAGAGGAGATAATTTAAGAAAAAGTGGGCCTAAACATTCTAAGTTAAATGAAGTAGAATTAATGGCTGAAATAATAAAATTAGGACACGAAATTAGAAATAGAGAAGAAATAGATTTACCTGTATTACCTTTGTCTACAGAACAAAGTAAGTTTTTTAAATCTGTTTATATGAATAGTCCAAGAATTTTTAAAAAAAGGAAACTATAATGTATGATATTGTTTTTATAAGCTATAAAGAAGTTAATGCTGACAAGCACTTTAATGAATTATATAAAAGATTTCCTATAGTTCAACGGGTAGATGGTGTACAAGGAATTCATAAAGCACATAAAACAGCCGCAAGTAAATGTTTGACAAAAATGTTTTGGGTCGTTGATGGTGATGCTAAAGTATTAGATGATTTTAATTTTGATTTTATGCCTGAAAAAAGAAATGAAAATGTAGTACACGTCTGGAGAAGTAAAAATCCAATTAATAATTTAGAATATGGGTACGGTGGTGTAAAACTTTTACCTCGTAGATTAACATTAGAAATGAAAGAAGATACTACAGATATGACAACTAGTATTAGTAACAGATTTAGAGCAATGGAACAAGTTTCTAATATTAGCGTATTCAATACAAATGCGTTTAATACTTTTAAATCGGCATTTAGAGAGTGTGTAAAATTAAGTAGTAAAGTAATTGATAGAGGTGATGATAAAGAAACAGATAGTAGATTAAATGTATGGTGCACTGTAGGTAAAGATAAACTTTATGGTGAATATGCAATTAAAGGAGCGTTAGCAGGAAAAGAATACGGATCTGAAAGTAAAGATTTACCAAGTAAATTAAAATTAATTAATAATTTTACGTGGTTAGAAGAATATTACAAATATAAAATGAAGGATAGTGTTTGTGGATTATCAAAATAATATACCATTTAATGATATAGTCAAATTCGGACAAAGAACTATGTTGGAACAAAACGTGTTCTCCGTTAGTTGGATACTTGGAAGATTTTGTAATTATGATTGTAGCTATTGTTGGCCTTATGCTAAAAGTAAAGTTTTAGATCATAGACCTTTAGAACAATATCAAAATACTATGAAAGAAATTAAAAGACAAGCAGAAGAAAATGGATTTAGTAAATTTCATTTTAGTTTTAGTGGGGGAGAACCAACAACATATAAAGGTTTAATAGAATTATTAGAATATTATGCAGATCCTACTAGCGAATATCTTAGTGTTCATATGACTAGTAATTGTAGTCCAGGTCTTAAATGGTGGAGTCGTTGGTTAGATGCAACTTATCCATTGGATCGTAGAGGTATTACAGCAAGTTACCATGCAGAATTTTCTAATGAAGAAGAATTTGGAAATAAACTTAAATTTTTACAAGAACAAGGTGTATTAATAACAATTAATCAAGTTATGGTGCCTGATAGATGGGATGAGTATTTTGATAGATGTAAAAGATTTAGAGATAAAGGATTACACGTTACTCTTAAACCCCAAAGTGACACTACAGCAAGTTTTATTGTACAAGGATATACAAAAGAACAAGTTAATATATTACAAAATGAAATGAACCATGAAGCAAAACAATTAATATTGTTTGATAATTTAGGAAAACAATATGAAATAGACCAAGCAGAAAGACTTAATGCATTTGGATTTAATAAATTTAAAGGTTGGAGTTGTAGTGCTGGATATCAAAGTTGTATTATAAGAGAACCGGGAGGAGAAATTAAAAGAGGCTACAGTTGTCATGACGAGCCATTAGGAACAATAGAAGGTGGTTTTAAATTATTTGATAAGCCTAAAGTTTGTATTACACCAACGTGTGTAAGTTCGGCTGATTCTAAAATACCAAAGGAAAAAAATGAAACTAGACAATTATAAGTGTATAGTGACAAAGGGTAAAAAGGAAGTGGTGTGGCATTATAGTCTACCATATAAAATGATATTAGAAGAAGTTGATGAACACTACAAAGAAGGTGCTGATGCAGTAGAATTAGAAATGATTACGCAACAAGAGTTTGATGATCTTTTACCAAAGGAAGAAGATGTATAATTATACAGAAATAAAAGATGTGCATTTAGAAATTACTAGCAAATGTCAAGCTAGATGTCCTATGTGTCCTAGAAGAATAGGTGGAGGTCCTTTAAATCCATTGATACATCTTGTAGAAATTAATTTAGATACATTTAAAAAATGGTTTCCTACAGAATTTTTAATTCAATTAGATAGTTTATTCATGTGTGGTAATTTAGGAGATCCTATAATTGCTCAAGATACTTTAGAAATTTATCAGTATATTAGAACTGTTAATCCAAAAATTAGATTAGCTATGCATACAAACGGTAGTGCTAGAGATACAGATTGGTGGGAGGCGTTAGCTAAAGAAAAAGTAAAAATAACTTTTGGTATAGACGGTTTGGTAGATACTCATCATCTTTATCGTGTTTCTACTAATTGGGAAAAAATAATTACAAATGCTAAAGCATTTATTAAAGCAGGTGGTTTTGCAAAATGGCATATGTTAGTTTTTAAACATAATGAACACCAAGTAGAAGAATGCCAAACAATGAGTAGGGAATTAGGTTTTAAATCTTTTAGTTATAAACACACATCAAGATTTAAAAGTGATAAATTTCATGTTATAGATGAAATGGGAAGAACAACACACATATTAGAACCAAGTAAAAAGAGTTTTGAAATGATAGATAAAATAAAAGAAGCAAAAATAACTCCTTGTGCAATAGATTGTAAAGCTAAAAAATATAGTCAAATATATATTTCTGCAGATGGTACTGTTAGTCCTTGTTGTTGGTTAGACTTGCGATGGACAATACCTACATCAGATGCAAGAGTAGATTATATGGATCAAATAGGAGAATTTGCTAATTTACATAATAAATCTTTAAAGGAAATTTTTGATTCACAATTTTTTAGAAAAATAGAAGCCACATGGACAAACAAACCTTTAATAGAATGTTCAAAACAATGTGGAAAATTTGATAGATTAGGAGAACAATTTGAAACTCAATATTAAAGATGTAATGTACTGGATGGATGCTATTAGGGGATCCGATGACAAGTATAAAACATTAGAAAGTTTTTGGAAAGGACAAATATCTAGTAAAGTTTGGTTAACTGAACAACTTAATGAAATAGTTAGACCTGCTAATGCAAATGTTCTTATATGCGGAGGATGGTATGGTGTAATGGCTACATTATTATTTAATAGCAATATTAAAGTTAATAATATTAGAAGTATAGATATTGATCCAGGGTGTAAACCAATCGCACTTAATATGAATAAACATTATGAAATTAATGGAAAATTTAAAGCAGATACTTGTGATATGTTAGACTTTAAAAATTATAAAGATTATGATATTATTATTAATACAGTGTGCGAGCATATGTCTTGGGATCAATATTATAAATGGTTAGAGAATATACCTGAAGATAAATTAATAATTTTACAAAGTAACAATTTTATAGAACATAAAGAACATATTAGTTGTGTGCTTTCTGAAGAAGCTTTTAAAAAGAAATGTGAATTAACAAATATTTTGTATTCAGGTACATTAGAGTTACCTAAGTATGAAAGATATATGGTGATAGGAAAAAAGAAAAGAATTTACAGATTTAATTGCAAGGAGTTGGGACAAGTATGGCGTACAAATTTGAAGCATTAACAAAAGAGAAATCTAAAATTGTGTTTATTTGTTTAGACACTATGTATAAGATCCAAAGAACTTGGACTAAAGAGTTAATTAAAAATATTGCAGATTATCAAGTGCAAAATATTACTAGTAGTGGTTATGATTTATTAACTGCGGTAACAGAAGAAAATGGTTTAAAACAATGTGAAAAAGATTATACTCACGCAGTAGTTTATACAGTAGATACAGAATTTGAGGGAGATAAATTTTTCACATATTTAGAAGAATTAGTTAAAACAGATTTCTTTATAGCAGGACATATATTAGATAGAAAAGAAGGATACTATGAACTTCATGAACAATGTTATGTTATCAATTTAAAAAAATGGGTTGAATATGATTATCCAGATATGGGTGCAGAAGTAGAAAACGAAAAACACTTAAAAGCTGTGCCTATTAGAAGTGAAGAAAATTATCATGATAATCATACACCACTTTGGATTAAACCTGGTAATGAAATGATAGAGTATAAGGATAAATGGCATGGTTGGAATATACTTAATATTGCTTTAGATAATGATGAGGATATAGTAATATTTGATCAGAAAATAAGAGATAGTAAAAAATGTTATTATGCTGAATATGATTCAGACTTTCAAGAAAATAGTCAAAGCATATATCAAAAATATAATTTTGCCGCGAACAGACTTTATTATCCTACTAATACAAAAAAATTACAAGATGTTAATATAAAAGGACCTATTTCACAATTAATTGTTCCTGCCAGTGGATTTAATTGGTTGTTATATTTAGACAAGTACGGACATGATGAAAATACAGAAGTTATATTTTATGATTATAATCCTAATGCATTATGGTATATGAAAGAAACAATTAATAAATTTAATGGGCATGATTATCATAAATTCTTAAAAGGTCTTATAAAAGATAAAGCACCTGATTGGTTTCAAAGTAAACAAGAAATTATTACTAATTTTAGCAAAGTTGCTAAATTGTGGCATTTAAAAGATGATATAAAAATGCAATTTGTTCAATGCGATTTATTAAATGAATTTAATATAGATATTAATAATGATGAAAATACAATTTTTAATATTAGTAATATTTTTGCTTATGAACCTACAGTAGCTTTTATTACTGTTAAACAAAGATTAGAAAAAGAAAACAAATTATTGCGTATATTAAAAGAGAAAAGTCCTAAAATACAATTAGTAGTTTCAGTTCATGCTTGGAGTGGCTTGTCAGAATACAAACGACACACAGGCCCAGCAGAAAAATTTGACGAAATGGATCTTGAAGATTTAAAAGCTCCGCTATGGAGATTTGGGGAAGATTGGAAAAATTTAAATGAAAAATAAAAGTTGTACGTTTTGTATGCATCCATTTACTGGTCTTGCTACTAGAGAAGATGGCGCAATTAAGATATGTTGTAGAAGTCTTCCTATTGGTAATATTAAAAATGAAAGTTTAGAATTTGCTTGGAATAGTGAAAAAATGCGAGAAGTAAGACGGCAAGTATTAAATGGAGAACGTCCTGATGTTTGTGCACCTTGTTTTGATTTAGAAGATCAAGGAGTACAAAGTTTAAGACAAAGACATATTGCAGATAATATACCGGAATCAAGAGTTAACCTTTATCCTAATGCACTTGATAGTCTTTCTAAAGATATGACAATGCCATTTGAACTTCCTACGATGGAAATTAAAATTAATAATTTATGTAATTTAAAATGTCGTATGTGTAATCCATTAGATAGTACACAATGGAAAGATTGGAATAGCATTGTAGAACATTATAAAAAAGAAGACAACTATCTTGTTAAAGCAGTAGAAGATTTAGGACTTACAAAAGCACCATATGTTGGATTGTTTGACGATAAAAAAGAATGGTGGGATAGCTTAAGAAAACTATTACCTCATTTTAAAAGAGTAGAATTTGCAGGAGGCGAGCCTTTGATGGACCCTCAACATTATAAAATTTTAGATCTTCTCAGTGAGAATGGGAAAAATATAGAAATAAAATATGCAACAAATGGTACAGTGTTAGGAATAAAAGGAAGATGGATTAAAGACTATTGGCCCAAATTTAAAAGTGTAGCTGTTAATGTTAGTATTGATGGGATAGATGAAGTATATGAATATGTTAGATCCAATGGAAAGTTTCAAGATGTTGTAGATAATGTTAGAATAATGAAAAATATACCTACAGTAAGTAGAATTGTAGGAGCATTTACAGTACAATCTAATAATATAATGCAAATAGACAAGGTAATAGACTATTTTTTAAACAAATTAGAAATTGTATTTTATAGTCATAGGGTACAATATCCTAGAGCCTTGAGTGCCCAAGTATTACCAAAGGAATTAAAAGATAAAGTTATAGCAAAATTAGAATTAATGAAGGACAAAGTTAAAGAATATAGGTTAGTTAAGGAACATCCAATATTAGAAAAAATTACATTACAACAAATTCAGGATAATATTAATTTTCTTAAAGCAAGAGATCTAAACAAGTATTGGAAAGATTGTGTAGATTTTAATCATAAGTTAGATAAAACAAGAAATCAAGGTCCTTTTGAAAAAATTATTCCGGAGTTTGCTCCATATGTATAGAGTAGAACATTTATATGAAGATGTACGACAAAGTACTAAAATAGAATGGAACATAGGTAAAAGATGTAACTATGATTGCAGTTATTGTCCTGCAGAAATTCATGATAATTTTAGTGAACATACTGATATTGAAATACTTAAAAATACTGTAGATATTATTTCTAAAATGAATAAACCTAGAATAAGTTTTACAGGAGGTGAACCTTGTGTGCATCCAAAATTTACAGAACTTTTAGAATATGCAAAACCAAAAGTTACATGGATAAATGTAACCACTAACGGTACCAGAACAGCCGAGTATTACCAAAATCTTTTGGACAATTATCTTAACCATATTGTGTTTAGTTTACACTTCGAATATGACTGGAATAAAGTTGTAGAAACAATAATAAGGGCAGTTAACAGCTCAGTTAATAAGAATGCTCTTGTACACGTAATGATGCTTCCAGGCTCGTTAAATGACGTGCAAGACGCTTGTAGACGCCTTTTAAATGGTAATATAAAGTATAGTTTGCGTCCAATTCGGTGGACCAAAAAGCATGATGATTTTGAAGATATGAATCGGTATAGCGAAGAAGAAATAAAGTTTTTGAAAATCCAAAATCATAATCCACCACATAATACTTTGGTAGACAAATCCAAAACTTGTAATGTAAATGATATGTTAATTTTGAAAACTAATAAATTTAAAGGATGGCTTTGTAATGCAGGTTTAGAAAGTTTAATGATTAATTGGGATGGTGATGTACATAGAGCAACTTGTAGAGTAGGAGGAAGTATAGGTAACATTTATAATGGTACGTTTGAAATTCCAAAAGATCCTATTGTGTGTACAAGAGAATGGTGTACGTGTGCCGCGGATATAAATTTAACAAAAATAAAAAATGAAAATACACAAAATAACTTATAAATTTCCTGAATTAAACAATGTTTTACAAATTGAATGGACTTTAGGTAATACTTGCAATTATAATTGTTCATATTGTTTACCTATATTACATGATAATTCTTTTCCTTGGATTAATTTAGAAAAAAGTAAAAAATTTATAGACAAATTACATAATCATTATACTGATATGGGTATTACACATTTTATTTGGAAGTTTGGTGGAGGTGAACCTACTCTTTATAAAGATTTTGCAAAACTATGTGAATATATTAATCAAAAAGAAAATAATTTAATAATACCTATGACAAATGGTAGTAGAAAAATGGATTGGTGGAAAGATAATTATAAAAATTTTTTTGCAGTGCATTTTAGTATTCATCCAGAATTTACAAAACCAGAACATATTAGAGATGTATGTGACTTTTTAATAGAAAATAAAGTAGATAATATTTGTCATATAATGATGAAACCCGATGAATGGTCTAAATGTATGGATATAATAGATGTATTAAAAAATAGCAACAGAACTGAATGGGGGATTCAAGCTAAACCATTACATCAAGTTTGGGACACCGATACTGTAAGTGAAAGAGACTTATATCCTTATACAGAAGAACAAAAACAGATATTTAAAGGTACAATTAGAGCTCAAGAAAGAGTTAATGAAAAAATAGATACTAGATTTAATAGAGATATGTATATGGTAGAAGATGATCAAACATATGACTTTGATCCATATTGGACAGTAGCAAATGATATTGTTGATTGGCGTGGTTATACTTGTAATGCTGGTATAAACAGAATTTATATTAATTATGACAAAAGAATGTATTTAGGAGCAGGTTGCAGAGTTTTATCTGAAGGTTTTACAGGTAAAAAATATGATGAAGATTTTAATTTTCCAACAACTAGTGTTATTTGTAATCAAGAAAGGTGTGTATGTATAGCGGACATTCAGGTGCCAAAAACAAAATAGGTTTCTTCGGAGACAGTTTTATTGCTCACCCTCTTAAAGATAATTGGATGGGTCGAATGGCAGATTCATTAGATGCAGAAATTGTAAATACAGGAATTAGTGGTTCAAGTTATTGGACTGCCGTTATGCATTTTACAAAAAACTTTCATAAATTTAAAGATTTAGATTATTGTGTATTTGCTTGGACTGATCCTTTTAGAATATATCATTCAAAAGGAGATTTTAGTCCACCTAGTGCTTATCAAGGTTCTAGTAAAAGACATAAAGCCGCTCAAATGTTTTTTGAAGAATTAGTAGAATGGAATAAAGAAAGATTAAATTTTCAGGCTGTTGCTTATTGGTTAGACAATGAATACTTGTCTAAAATGAAAGGTAAAATTTTACACTTATGGAGTTTTGGAGATACTAGAGTAGAACCTTGGAGTGACGCAGAACTAGATCAAATTAAGTATTTGCATACTTGGAAACACGGAATAGAAATAAGAAAACCTTTGTATTATATTAGTTGTAGAACAGATCCAAAAAGAGCTTGGTGCGAAGAAAATTTAAGATTTTTACAAAGTATATTTGCTTTTAGAGTTAATCATATGGGACCAGATGGTGACAATGAAGTTTTTAATCTTATAAAAGATGTGATAACTCGGGAAAAGTGGATTTAGCAGATAATTTTCTTATACCATCTAGTTTAGTAACGTATTCTTTAAATCCTGGAAGTAGATGACTATTATCTTTTTCATCCATATGATCCATTACAGCCTCCCAACGTTTCCAGCCATAAGGATTGTGTTTCCAATATTCATCATCTTGTCTGTAGTTTTTCCATAACCATTCTTTAAATTCTGTATAACGTTCACGAACTTCTTGTTTATCCTCTTTAGGTAATATTTGAATACTTAAAAATGTAGGTATGTAAAGCAAGTGCATATTAACTAATCCACCTCCCATTTGTGTACCGCCGGGTACAGTTCCTAAATTAAGTTTTTTAAATTTAGATTCTACTTTCCATTTCATAAAGTCTGGCAAGTGTTTTACATTAAAAATTTGTATAGCAGTTGCTAAACTTGTTTGTATATTGTCGGGAGTGTTGTCTAACATACGAAGATTCTTTTCTACGGTATCCCAGTTAGTTGGAAAACGTATATATTCATCTCGTTCATGACAAGCGTCCATGCTAATTGCAAATTTAACTTTCTTAAACTTGCTCCATAACTCAATTAAATCTTCGTCTACTAATATACCATTTGAATTATATCTTAATAAGATTTTATCTTGATATCCTTGTCGTACAATTTCTTCAATAAATGTTTTATGTTCTCTAATCATTAAAGGTTCACCACCAGCAAAATAAACTTGTTTTAAATTAGGAATTTGTTTATTCATTTCTGCCCAAAATGTATCTTTTTCGTGCCACTTGTTATTAAATTCTTGTTTACCCCAAGACATTTGTTTTCTAACTGTAGGTATTGTTAGTTGAGGCATAAGTCGTTGCCAATCTGCAACCCATTTAGAACTGTCATGAGGAGAACACATAACACACTTAATATTACAAGTATGGCCTAATCTTAAATCTAAATATCTTAATGTTTCAGGTACAGTTCCATCTTCTTGTGTTTGTTTTATTAATTCAGGAATATCTACACCATCTTTGTGCCACGTACCCGTTTCCCAAATACGTTTACTAACTACTCCTACTTTTTCTTCATTGAAACATTTAGTACAACTAGCAGGTATTTTTCCAGCTAACATAGTTTTACGAACTGACTTCATATATTCATTGTTCCAAGCACTCATTGGTGTATCTTTTCCAAAGTTTGCTGGTGTGCCATCTTCTTTTTTAACAAGACCTACTTTGTGATCTTTTCCTGCTCCACTGGCGTTTGCACTACAACATAAACGCATATCTCCATTAGGGCGTGTAGCAAAGTGAATCCAAGGCAATACACAAAAAGTACAAGAACCACTAACTGATTCTATTTCTCTTTGCCATTTACCTAATTTAGAATCTTTAGGATTTAACCAATATTCATTACTTTCAGTCACTGTTATCTATTCCCCATTGTCTTTCTTTACACCAAAAACATTTACCACATACTGGAATGTCTTTACCTGGAACATATGTTTTATAATCTAGGTTTCCAAATATTTCAGGATAAGTTTCCTTATCACCTTCGCAACTTCTTGTAAGATTAAACAGATTCATGATGCCTAATCTCTTATATTGAGATACTATCCAATCTTTTTGTACGAAGGTGAAAGGATGACAAGCCACGCCATTCATGTGTGGCTTTATCAATCGATGTAGATTTTCAACAGTATCATTTGATAATGTACTGTCTCTGTCCGTTAATCGGCCATCGAATTTTATTTCAGGATTTTTAGTAAGTCCACAAAACCATGCATCTAGATTATAATTATGACCTATATATTCTGCGTGTGATCTTAACTCTATTTGATTACCGCTTTTTAATTTGCCATATTCATCAATAATGTTTGGACCTTTAGAACCCCATTCTAAATCAGGTGCAATAAAATTTGTATGTTCTATAAACTTTATATCTTTAAATGTTTCTTTAAACCAAGCAAATACTTGTTTAAAAATATGTTGTTGCCAAGGACGTGTTTTCCATAATCTAACATTATAAATTATGTGTATTTTGGTATAATAATTTTTACGTTTAATTAAATCGCATATAATATATGCTATTAAGGCACTATCACAGCCACCACTAAGACTTATTCCTATATTTTTCCAGTTTGGTGACAATGGAAAATATACATCAGATATATCGTGGATTATATTTTGGTATTCACTATTCTCGTAGAGACTTTTTACTTTGTTATTCATAGGCATCAAATAATACTTATCGTAATTAATCCTCAGGTTAATTCTTTATGGTAAATATTGGTATGCTTACAAAGATGCTTACAAAGACTGGTATAACACATTCCTCTAAAGAAATATATAATTTGGTAAAACATTTTGGTCCTGGTAAAAACATTTTGAATAAACAAACAGGAGATTTCTTTTATGATGAGTGGGAGGTACTTCCAGAATACAAAGACACTAGTTTAGAAGGGTTACTATCTAAAATAGGAAAAGTAGGACAAGCAAGAGTAAATGTATTGAAACCAGGTGAGTGTTTTTTTGCTCATGCTGATATAGATGATCGCTTTCATTTAGCATTAGATTCAGAATATAGTTTTTTAACAGATATAATTGGGGCAAAACTTTATTGTGTTGGAGACGATAATGTATATGAAATGGACGCAGGTAGATTACATTCTGCAAGTAATTATGGATATAAAAATAGATATCAATTAGTTATTAGAAAACTTTTAAATAGAATAGATTTACAAGAACCTGTAGTAGTAACTTGTATGGCTCTTCAACCTACACCATATAATTTAAGATATCTTTTTGATTGTAGTTTTTCTTGTTTATTAAACAAATTTAATAAGCTAGGAGTAATGACTAATTTTCAAAAAATTAGTGATACGTCTATTAAGTTTGACGTTGAATATGAATTTGTACAAGAAGTATTAAAATTAAAAGAAACTTGTGGCTTTGGAGTGCTTATAAATTATGATTAAAATGAAAGACAAAGAGTGGGATCGTTTTTATAAACCAATAAATGCAGTTGCTAATGTTCTTTATGAACCTCTTATAAGCAAAGATAAGAAAGTATTTTGTATGAATTGGAATCCTAGTACTTACTTTGAAAATAAATTTTTAAATAATGATTTAAGAGAATACTGGTTTTTACGTGAAATTAAATTTTTATTAAAATTAAGAGGCAAATCTTATATACCTGAAGTAATTGATATTGCATATGATGATAGACAAATATTTTTTAGATGGTATGATAATAAACTATTATCTACAGGAAATTGGCGAGAGCAAATTACAGAAATTAAAACTGATTTAGAAAATGAAGGTATTTTTAAAATAAATCTTTATCCTCATACTTGCTATGTTAATGATGATGGACAAATTCATATAATGGATGTGTATGGTTGTACAGATATAGATTCAAAATGGATTAATACAGAATATTTAAAACCTCTTATGATGGATAATCCACATAAAAGATTTACAGAATCAATAACTGGTAATGATTGTGATACACATAAGTTGTATGCAATTACTATTCAATCAAATTACGCTAAATGGCCAAGAGATTTTTTAAATGCTTAAATTTGTTGGAAATTGTAAAGATGTAATAGATGCAAGAAGGATATAATGTTTATAGATTCAACAAAATATAGTTCCTGGGAAGAATTAAAAAACTTTCAAAAAAAAGTAATATTAGAATACCATAATGCTTTTACAACCGGTTCTAATTCTACAATTGGTTCTTGGGATAAGATAACTAGGGCTCCTATAAAAGAAGGAATTGGGAACACTGAAGCATTAAAAGAAGGATCAACAAGAAACCCTGCTCCTTATATAATACAAGAATATTTAGAAAAAGTAGGTGATGATGATACGCATAGTAAAGATTTATATTTTAACGGTGAATTTCAAAAAGGATATAATGAAAGTGATATTTTTAAAGAATGTATAGACTATGCAGTAAAAAATCTTAAAGGATTATATAAAATTTCAATTGACGGGCTACCACCTGATGGAATAGCTTTACCACGTACTATACAGCATCAGTCAAATCATTTTCAAAAAGGTCCTTGTTATTCTATGTTATTGAGTATTGATATTCCATCTGAAGACATTATTAAATGTGGAATTAAAGTAGGAATGTCTCGAAAAGAATTTAATCATGGACACATTTTAACAATTGATCCGACAATGACTTATGAAACATGGTATCAAGGATTAGGTCATACTTATATAGAAGGTGCCAATCCTAGTTCTTATAGAATTTTAGTAATCGTAGAAGTTTTAAAGAAGGAATTTAATTTAAATTAAGTTTCTTTTTGAATTCACCAGTAACTTCAACTTGCATGATAGTCTCCTTTAGAGCGTTGCGTTGTTTGCTTCTGATTTACTATATTAATACGTGTACTAGTATTTAGTTAAGCAGATGATCCTGGATCTGGATAAGGCGCAATTCTAAGAGTCATTAAGTATTCAGGTTGTTCTATACACCACATAACTACTTTTGCTATATAGTCTGGATCCATTTTGTGTCCAGAACCAAAAGAAGCTACCCTAGGCGTATCTACAAACCCAGGTTTGATGTTTATTATTCTACAATTACCTTTGCTATTTTGTAATTGTTCACATGCATGATCTAACGCACATTTTTCGGTACTATAAGGCCAAATTGTGTTTTTAGTAACATCAGGACTTAAAGAACTAATTGATACTATTTGTTTTTTTTCTTCTTTCCATTTTTGCCATAAATGATACAATACCCAAACTTGTGCGTATTTGTCATGTGCATTATTAATAAAGACATCACAGTCTAATGCTTTTTCTATAATAGTATGAGGATCATTAATATCGTAACCATTACTTCGAGAAAATCCTATCCATTCGTGATTATTGTTATCGCAATAATTAGCTAAAGATAAGCCTATACCACTAGTGTGTCCTGTTATTCCAAATTTCATTTATATCTAAATGTTCGTCGAGAGTGATATATTGTTGACCACCAATTCCTTTAATCATGCCAATATTTAGTGTTAAATATTGATGCCGGAAAAATTCATGGATTATAAAATAATACCTTACGAAGAAAATTTAGATTTAGCTAACTTTTACCAAAATGCTAAACAAAAAGGATTCGCAAATAATAGTTCAAAAAAAATATTAATAGACTCTATTAGTAAAGAACGTGAATGGCAAGTTTGGTTTTTACAATATAAAAATAAAATTGTAGGGTCTACTGCCGCACATTCTTTTGATGAAATGGGAGAAAACAGTTATAGAATACTAGCAAGAACTTGCGTGTTCACAGATGAATTGCCTATTAATAATGTAAGGACTAAAAAGCAAATTGTAGAACATCAAAGTATTACACCTCAATTTTTTATGCCTGCTTGTATTGAATGGGTAGGACTTCAAGGTAAACCTTATGGGGGATATTCATTAGATAATAAAAAACTTTATATAACAACAAATGAAAATGAAGAAGGGTCACAAAAATTAGTGCATAAAATATGGGCACCTATGTTAGCAAAATCTGGTTGCTTAGAATACATTAAAGATTTTAATTATAGAAATACTCCTCAGAGTGTTTGGCGTTTAAATCCTAGGATATTTTTATCTCAATTATATAAACAAAGATTATGGAGATATAATGATTAACAACGATTACGAATATTATTATAATCAAGTTCCGGGTAAAGGACAATGTAGAAATAATTTAGTTTACACTAGTTTAATAAACAGACATAAAACTGAATTTGTACAGTGGTTTTTTAATGATACATTTTATCATAATGGACATAACCAAGTAATGGATACAGAATTAATGAATGAAAAATGGTTAAGAGAAACGAATATGTTATTAAAAATGCATAGTAAGTATCCTCAACATATACCATCAATACTTGATATAGATTATGCAAATAAAAAAATTCATTTAGGTATAGAAGGTGTAGATTTTTGGGAACAAAGTCATAATAAAACATATGAAGATGTATTGCCTAATTGGAAAGAACAAATGTTAGAAATAATTCAAGCACATAAAGATATTGGTATGTACAAGTATAGTCTTCATCCTAGCAGTTATTTTGTAGTAGAAGGTAAACTTAAATCTATTAATTATTTTTTTAGTTATATGGTTCACGAACCTAAAATTACTGTTAAAGATCATTTAAGTCATATATCAAATGACAGAAAAGTAATAGTATATGAACAAATGAAAGCCATGAATATAAACGTTAATACTCCAGTATCCTTTGATAAAGCTCAACTATTATGCTTTGAAAGTTTTCGTAATAACTATCCTGATGACTTTATTAATCAAGCAATAAGTATCTATAAATAATTATATGAACGATACAAAGACATTAAGTTTATGTCATATTTGCTATAAACATATACCAGCTGAACGTATTACTAAAAATAATGCAGTTTATCTTATTAAAACGTGCCCTGAACACGGTCGTATGGAGTATAAGGTAGAGCATGATGTTGAATTTTACAATAATTTAGAATATGATAGAGAAGGTTATAGTATACCGCAAGGTATCCTGATTGAAGTAACCGATCGTTGTAATTTAAATTGTCCTCATTGTTATCATGAACCAGATAATAAAGTAGTAGACAGGTCTATTAATTCAATTTTAAAACAAATAGAAGAAAATGTACATCCTAGAACAGGTGCTGTAATACTTGCAGGTGCAGAACCTACAGTACGTAAAGATTTACCAGAATTAGTTGAAGCTATTTGTAAACAAATAAAAGATTTAAACAGAGATCACCAGGATGTTTGTATTTTAACTAATGGTGTTAAACTTTCTGATAGAGCTTGGGTTAAAAGAATTGCAAAAGCAGGTGCTCGAATGGTTATGATAGGATTAAATCATCCTAGTTACCAAGGCAAAACAGTACATAGAAAACAATTAGAAGGTATTGATAATTGTATTGCAGAAGGTATATTTGTTTATTACATAGGATATACATTAGGAAGTTTGGATCAAATGGAAGATGTATTAGAAGAAATTCAAAGTTTAGGATACAAAAGTTGGCAATATAGAATTAGAGCAGGTTCGGATATAGGTAGAAGTCCTGATGAACCAAGATTCTTTTTAAGTGACCACGTAAAACTTATTAAAAGTATTTGTGATAAAAAAGGTTGGAGTTGGGAAAAGAAACCTGCTGATGATAATTTATATCATTACATGGTTAATATTAATGGTATTAGTCATAGAATTATTCAATGGAGTGATCCTAAAACTATAGATATGGAACAATTAATGTGTGGTCCTTGGTGTAATTTTGTTCCATTAAAACCTGTAACTAACTTTTTACATCAAATAATGTTGCGTGATGCTAACGTTAATAATGGAAAACCGTTATTTGATACTGTACCTGAACGTTATATGTTTAAACCAGACACTGTGGATTATAAAGTAACTGAATGGACGTATAAAAGTTGGGATGATTATAAAATTAAACAATCTAACCTAGTTAATCTGTAACATTATAAGTTATTGATATTACCGTAGGACTTTTAATCCAAAAATCAATTGTTTTTAAAATTGTTTCACTATCTTTATAAGAACTACTACTAATTTTTAATAATAGCAAATCTGCATTATCAGGCATTTTCCTTGATGCTAGTATTAAAAATTCTTTTTCTAATAATTTTTTTTGAAAAGCATATTCTGGATCTGGGGTATTATTATCGTCATTATCAGTAATAACTGATCCACATACTATCATTTTTTTAACTTTAGTATGTAAGTCTTTTAAAAGATTTAGTTGTAAATGAGGATTAGGATTAGCATTGTTTATAAACAAATCACAACCTTCTGATTCTTTTACAATTTTTTCGTAATCATAACCCGAATCAAATCCCTTAACATTGTGATTTTTTGATTTATAATAGACGTATAATTTCTTACCAAGCCCTTTTGAGTGGCCCGTTATTCGGATTTTCATTTTAGATTATTAATTTAAATCGACCCAACTTGCGCCAGTGTACCCTTGGAATTTTGTACCTGTTGTATTAAACACTACCATACCAGCCGCCGGTGTTGCTATTGCGGCATCTCTTGCGGCGTTGTCGGCATATACTTTAAGTTGAACTGGACCATCTACATCTAATGTACCAGCAGGACCAGTTGGATTTCCTTTGTTAATTCCTAATCTACCTAAGTAATCAAATGCTAATATTTTTTCTGTAGAACCATTGTCTGGTGTAGTAACCATTATAATTTTACCTGGAACTTGTCCAGCACCTACAGTAGCATTTGCATCATTTTCTACTGCATATGATATAAAAGCAGATCGTCTATAAGCAGTACCATCGTGACCATTTGCAAGATTAGTGAATAATATATCTCCTTTTTGTACTACTTGTGGAGATAATAAAGAATTTCTTGAAGAGAGATATTCAATACAATTTGAAGTTGTAGCAGTAACTCCAGCTGTAAAAATTTTATAAGCTGATAAAGTTGTAGTAGGACTGTATTGTTCTATTCCAATACCTGTTGCAGAATCAGTTCTGCTTACTTTTAATACTGTTTGGGCATTAATTAACTCAAGTGAATTTTCATTCAATACAATGTCACCGTTAGTAATAACATTTGCATTACCATCTATTCTTAAAGTACTATCGTTAGCAAATACAGAACCATGTATATCACCGGTTACTGCACCTGTAACGTTACCAATAACTGGACCAGTATGTGTACCACCAGCACTATTACCAGTTAAATCACCTGTAACGTTTCCTGAAAGATTTCCGTTAAATGTTGTTGCAGATATTGAAGAAAAACCAGCACCAACTCCACCTGTTATTGAAGCTGTACCGTCATTAAATTTTACGCCGAAAATTTCTTTCCATAATTTAGCGGCTGTACCTATGTCTCTAGTGTTAGTTGTATCTGGAATGAAGTCTGCCGCAACGTTATTGTATTGTGATGCGACAGTAGTATCTACTGCATTACCACCTACTGTTGAAGCATCTCCTACATATAACTTTTTAGTATCTGTAGTATAGATTATTTCACCTTCAGCGGGTGTAATACCGCTTCTTTGAGTGTCTGTTCCTCTTCGTACTTGAAAAGCCATTTTAAATGCTACTCCTTAATATACCTATGTTTGTAACAGTATTTATGATATTTATCATAGGTACGGTATTACAGGACTTTGCTATTTGTTCTTTTTTATGAACTTATGGGTGCGTTTTTGGATGTCTTTTTTAATCTTTTGCGTATCTAGACTAAAATCCACATTTTTTATGGCCCCTGCATAGGTTCTAAATATGTCCTGTAAGGTGTTTTCTAAGTCAGCATGGGTGAAATTTTTTCTACTAGGTTTAAGCCTAATATCCCAATTTTTACCGTCTTTAAACATTACCTTTATACCTATTAGATATTGTATAGGTATAGTTTGTACATCTAAATCGGAAAAAACTTCAGGCCAATGGGCCACAACTTCCTTGGGTAGTTTCTTTTTGTTAAACTTGACCATAACAGACATAGTTCTATTCTGCTTTTTCGGTCTTGCTTTTCTTAGTAGGCGATAAAGTTTCAGCTTCTTTTCTTAATCTAGCCGCTTCTTTATATAATCTGTCAGCATCACTTCTCATTTTTGAAGCAATTTGATCATCTGTCATTACTTTTGCTGTTGGTGTTGCTACATTACTTGTAACACCTTCTTTAACAGATAATTCGTCTATAGATACACCTCTTTGATTAGCAATAATTTTGTTTAACTCGTCCAATGCTACAGATGTTGTAGGGTTTGGTGTCATTTCTACTTCGCTTGTAGGCACACTTTGCATATTTGCGAATTTATGAAATTTAGGTAACATTACATCTCCACTAGAAGTTCTAGTTCTGTTTAAAACTTCATAAAGTTCAAACGCAGTTTGACCTTCATTAGACTCTACAGCTTTTATTAAAGAATCATGATCCTGAGCATTTAATTTTGCTGTTTCAATTACTAGTGCAGATTTAGAATCTCCTGGTAATGTTCTGTAAACTACAACAACTTTTGCTTTAGACCCTTTAAGTCTGCCAACGTGTTTTGTATCAGCCATTATTTTTTTCCTCCTGTTGCAACAGCCGGTTTAGCTGGTGCGGTATCGGAACCTTTCTTTTCAAGATCCTTTTGTTGTGCTTGGACTACTTGTAAAAAAGACTCTAACTTATTAAATGTGGCGCCAACAGCCTGCATTTCATTTGCCTTGAATGCTCCTCTTTGGCAAGCCGCATCTATAATAGATTTGATAATCCCTAAATCTTGGACAGTCAAATCTGCAGAAGCACCAGGTTGTCCTGCTGGACCTTTTGGACCAACGGTACCTGCTCCTGCTGGTGCGGTTGTTTGTTTTGCCGCATCTGTTTTTGCTTGTTCAGTCATATTAATATGTTTCTCCGTATTGTTTTAATTGTATACAAAGATATTTAATGTTTAGGGAAGTGAGGGCAACTCAAATTGAATATGCTCATCTCTTTTGGATCTTCAAACCCTACCAAAATAGAATGAATAACTTGATCTGACTTATCAATCTTAATGTGATTACCAATATAATATCTGCTTTTTAGATTATCCGAAATCCAATTTTCTACAATTTTTAGATACTCGTGACCTTTCTCAGGTAACTCTTGAAACACCATACCTTTTGGTTTTTTGGTAAATTTTCTAGCGTCTAAAAAGTTTAATGGATTTGGTATATTGGTTTTTGGAAACATTATGCGTCGTAATGAGATGTAATACCAAAAGGTGCTTCTTTATTTTTATCATGATGTTCATGAAGAATCCATATTGTATCGCAATAATCAGGATCTCCCCAATCATCCCAAGGATAACCATCTGTGAATACTATTAATTTTTTAGGAACAATGTCATTGTCTTTCATATGTCTCCAATTTGCCATAAAGTCTGTACCACCGCCACCTTTAGCATCATAGTCTTCTAGACTATTATCATTAGCAGTAAAATCTTGTTCATTATAAACTTTAGTATCAAAAGACCAAATTTTAATATTATAATCTTGATATTGATCCATAATGTTTTGAATTTCTCCTAAGAAATCTTTTAATTGTCTTTCTTCAATAGAACCTGATGTGTCTATTGCTACACAAATATCTATTGTTTTTTGATAGTCTGTTGCAGGTAAAATTATACCTGAATGCCAAGCCTTTCTAGAAGGTCTAGCAAAAGTATAGTCGTTTCTTATAACACTTTGTATTTGTTGTTGTAATACTTGTTTCCAATCCATTTTAGGATTAGTAAACTGTTTAATCATTCTTTTAACTTCTTCAGGTAAATTATCTGGACCAGCCGCCTGTGCAGATTGCATTATACCTTCTTTAATTTCGTTTTTAATTTTTTCTTGTTCGTCTTTGCTTATAATAGGTTGTTTACTTTTACCATTTTTATCTTTGTCTTTTTTACCTGCTCCACTTTCAGGACCTTTTTCCCAATCAATGTGATCATCTAATAGTTTTCCTAATTTGCTTATATCAATTTTTTTAGCATTTTTAAATAGTTCGTCATATACTTGTTCTGATGACCAACCGTCGTATTTGTGATCTTGAAATATTTGAATGTCTTTAGGTTTTTCTCCTATTCCTTCTCTAACTAAAGTATTATTAACGAGATAGTCTGCCGCAATATTATAGAGCATTCTATTTCTATTTTCGTTTCTTTGTAAGTGATTAAAAACACAATGAAGTATTTCGTGTCCTATTACAAATTCAATTTCTTTAGTGCTTAATTTGTGAAAAAATTCTGTATTATAATATAAATGTTTACCATCAGTAGCCGCCGTAGGACACCACTCATCACACTCTTGGATTTTTAATCTAGTAGCCATATTACCAAAGAAAGGATGTCTTAATAGTAAACCAACTCTTGCTACAATAATTTTATCTAAAACTTCAGTTTTTATTTGTCTATACTCGTCGTCTGTACGTTTTATAACTGGTGGTTCTTTAATTTTTTTAATTTTAGTTGTTGTTTTTATTTTAGTTTTTAACTGCATAATTCCTTTTATGTGTTATAGGGTACCCGAAAGCACCCTATAACGAAAACACTAGTCGGCGCTTTGAGCGGCGGTTATGTACTTGCCGTATTTTTCATGGAACTCATCGAAAACTTTGATAGCGTCTGGATCAAACGGTAACTGATATTGTGTAAGAGCTAATTTAATACCCATTACAACTAATTCAGTATCAAAATTGTCCATCATAAATCTAAGAAATTTTCCAACTTTGTCGTTAAACTTCTTATCTTTTTTATCGCAAGCCTCTTTAAGTTCATAACATAAAGAAACCGTTAGGGAGTACATTGCACTGATTTCTTTACTTTTCAACTTCTCTACTTTACCTTCTAAAATATCAGAAGGGTTAGGAAGTTGTGATGCCACCTTACGGTGAGCCATAAACTTAACTGCAAGTCCTTCGCCTACTGCACCGCTGACTAAATCAGTCACAGTGTTTTCATCTAAATCATCTGATAAGAGTTCACTTACAAATGACCAAGATCTCGGAGTAGCAAAAGACCTACTTGAAGATTTCGGTTCAAAGTCGTATAGGTCTTTTTTGCTAAAAGTCAAATAACCAATTACATCTTTATGGATGTTGTTGTCTACTGCCCATTCAAACCAATCATCAAAAACAGGTTTCATTTCTAAGTGAATGAATCTATTTGCTAATGGTGCCGGCATTCTATAAGTGATACCTTTATCTGCTTCTCTATTACCCGCCGCCACTATAACAACGTTTTCTGGTAATTCGTAAGTACCTACTTTTCTATTCAATATTAATTGGTAAGCCGCCGCTTGAACACTTGGTGCCGCGGAATTCATTTCGTCTAAAAATAGAATAATGTTTTTATATTTTTTAGACATTTTTTGATCTGGTAATTCTGATGGAGATGCCCATTCCATAGATTTTGAATTACTATTAAAGTATGGTATACCTTTAATATCTGTTGGTTCCCATAAACTTAATCTTATATCAATAACATGAGCATTGATAGTTTTTGCAATCTGACGAACAACGTCTGATTTACCAATACCCGGACCGCCCCATAAAAAGATTGGTCTTTTGATTTTTAAGGCGTGTAATATACTTGCCTTTGCTTTATTTGGTGATAATTGTCTAGTAGCTAAACTACTATCTGCTGATGTGTCTTTGCCTTTACGTGCCATTATGTACTCCTTAAGTTACAATTGGTTTATTATTAATAATAGCACCTTTTGGTAATTAAGTCAAATGAAAAGAAGCTTAAATGACCCGCATAAATCAATTGTTAATTACGACGTGAGTAACTAAATTACCCTTTTCGTAGGAATCTATAATAAATTTCACTGCATCAAACACTGCGTTGGGGGATAATATAGTGTTTTGTTCTTTACAAATTTCCCACATCATTGCGGTTTTCTCTACAACAGTAGGTTGTTCAAATAACATATCTATATTTGTGTCAACAAAACCTGGAGAAATTAAACTAGCTTTACATTTTCCACCACTACCGTTTACTTCTTGTGTTATTTTCTTTAATCTCATTTTTTCAATGTAGTAATTTTCGTTTGCTAGTTTATAATCAAACATTTCTAATTCAGTTACAATACTGCCAATAGAAATTGCTAGTTTAGGATGGTCTTTACTATATTTGCAAAATTGATATAAGAGTGCGTGTTGCTTATTAAAGAGATAAGCATTGTTAATTAAAACATCAAAACTAAGACATTTGTCTACAACTCTTTGAGTATCCTCAATACCGTTTCCTTCGTTTTTGTCTAGACCTATAACTTCATAATAAGGAGAAAATTTATCATATAAACATTTTCCTATTCCTGATAAATGTCCTGTAATTGCTATTCTGCGTATTCTCATAGTATATGTTAATTTATTGAGAAGTTTTGGTTTATTCTTCGTTATTGAATTCTTGTCTAGTCATAGCTTTACTAATACCATATTTTCTTATATCTCCAGAAAATAACATTAATTCCATAGCTTTCTTTTCATTAGTAACAATTATACCATCGTCAGCCAAAAAATATGGACAATTAATAAATCTATCTAAAAAAATTATGGTTTGAGTAGTAACACTAAAGTCTACTGGGAATGGAACTTCATATGTTTTTAAATCAAGTTTTTTTGTAATAAAATCTAAACCTTTATCAGTTAATCTTAAACCACCTACATCTTTTGATCTACTATTTTTCCACCACATAGGCAAATACTCTTTTAAAGTATTTGGATTAATACTAATATCTGCGTTTTTTAGGAAAATTTTTGTGTAGGTTTCTTTCCAGTTCATTGTTCGTTGACAGTTTCACCAGCAGTAAGTTTAACTACTGTGAATTCTTCAACGTTGAAAAGAGTATTCAATTTTTTCGCCAAGTTAAAGGCGTGACCAGGATTAGAAAAACTAACTTTTTTGTATTTTGGTCCTGGATAGTTGTTAAGCATATTTGCTGATTTAAGGTTAAAAGGTTTGTTCTTATGAAACACAGCCCAGATGGCTTCCGCTTCAAGAATCTGCTCTGTTTTATAGCTTTTCTTGTCTACGTGTTCCAGTATAATAGTAGGCTTCGGTCTACTCATAATTTTTCAAGGTACCCTCTTTATAGTTACACCCCATACTATATTTATCGTGAATTTCACGAAAGAGTGTTACAAAAGTATTAAGTTAATGATTTCGAAACGCCGTTATAGATGCCTATACTAAAGGCTTCCACCGTCAGCTTTTACACTGATAGTTTCTTCGGCTTTCGATTGTTTAGTTATGAGAGATTCGTAGTCACCGGCAAGTCTAGCCAGTACAATTGCTAAAGAATATGTTAAACTTTTGGCAGTTGCAGTATCAATTTTTACTTCTTTTTGTTGACCAATGTCCGCGGCTTTTACTCTTTGTATAAATTGTTGTATTGGTGCTGTATTAATAGGTTCATCTGTTCGCATTTGCTAACTCCTGTTTCATTTCAAGTGTTGTTTTAAAAGGTCCTTTACTAGGATACCTTTCTAAAGTAATTAGTTTTGGGCAAAAACTTCGTACCCATCCTTTTTCAAATTTAATAATATAATATCCAGCACTATATAAAGACTTAGATTTTTTGCTTTTTGTAAACAATGGTAATTTCTTTTTAACATCATATACCATATTACAAGGTTTAAACTTGCATGGAAAACTGTACACTAGGTGCTCTGTGGGCTCAATGTGTGGGCTTGAAATAGTACTGTTGCCCCACATCCATTCACCATCAAAATTGTTTCTTAATTGCGTTTCATTATCAAATATTTTAGTTCCTTCATCACAAGTATATAGGTATTTTCTATCCTCTTGTCTACATAATGTACCTACCTTGTGCCCTTGTTTTTCAACTATCCAGAACCTGCTTTCTAGTATAGGTTTTGCAAAGAATCTTTCTGTCATGCTACTTCTTTCTCCTTATATTTTGCGTTTAAGGGCTCTGCGTAGCTTTGTGGGTATTCTGCAATACGTTGCATATCCCATTTAGCACAGAATTTAATAAGTTTTAACCCTACTTGTTCTATTGCTTTTGCTTTAACTGATGCTACAGTTTCTTTTATTACAGCTTTAATTTTGGGTGGTTGGGCATTTAAATCACATAGTATTACGTTTCTATTGTAATCATCTACAACTCTATGTTCTTTTCCGTCTTGATCTACCCATCTTTGGAGCATTAAGTTATTCCAATTATATCCTTTAGTTTTTCGATCTTCAAATGCATCAATTAAACCTACTTTCTTTTTAGTTCCTTTAGCTCTAACGCCAGGGTATGCTGAAAATACATTATCAGTAGGATCTCCTCTTACACATTTTTCAAACAACATTAATTTAGGGTTAGGTGCTTTTTTAGGAAATCCTGTTTTCTTATCTATTACAGGTTTCTTTTTATTATCAAAGTAACCTTCGTGTGTAATAGTAACTTCTTGTATTCCATTGTATTGTTTTACATTAGGTTTTATCAATTGTGCAAAGTCGCTGTCAGTTGATATTATAACGTGATTATCGTTTGGGTGTGCATTTACCCAACCTGCAATTAAATCATCTGCTTCTAATTGTTCGTGTTGTATTATTGTACAATTTGTTTTTGTATCTATAAAGTCTTTGAAATGCGTAAATGTTTCCCAAAAAACTTCTTCTTCTTCTTTTTCTGAAACAGTTAACGCCTCTCGAGCAGTTTTTCTATTCATTTTATATCTAGGATAAACATCTCTTCTCCAAGATTTTCCTTCTAAACAAAATACAACGTGGTCTCCTTTAAATTCTTGCCATACTCTTCTAATACTATTAAGAGTAATATGTAAAGCCATTCCTATTTTTTCATTTAGAGCTCCTTTAATAACGTGTCTGGCTCTAAAAAAAGTATTTGCAGTATCTACTATAATGTAATTCATGCGTTAAACTCTATTCCGTTAGAACGGGTGCATACTTTTGTGAATTTCTAACATTAACTAACCTCTGATTTATCATCATCCATTTTGTTGATATTAATATATCCCATACCAGTATCTGGATTTTGTCCTTGATCTTTTAAAATGTTTCTTGCAATATCTTTAAACCAAGCATCAACTATTTGTTCATTCTTTTCTCCTCTATAACCTGAATCTATTAATTGTTCAATAAATTCATTATTCCAATCTAATTCAAAAAAACCATTTTTAATATTATCTTTATTAACTTGAGTATCTAATACTGCTACCCATGGTTTTCCTTCTTTAGTTGCTTTTGCTTTTTCTTCCATTAATGCTTTTCTTCTTGGATCTTTTTCAGTATAATCTGATGCAACATCTTTTGCTTTATTTGTTTTAAACATACCTTTCATTTTTTTCATTATATCCATGTGTTATTTTCCTCCTTCCTTTTTAAGTTCCCCATTGATTTCCGAAAATATCGACGTGCAATCTTGGACTATATCTCCATCCTTTTTGCATTGCGAGTTCGGTAACATTTTTTGCGTTTTGTTGATATTCTTCATAACAACCTCCCACGGCCATACAATAGACCGGAGCATCGATCCCTGCTTTTTTATAAATTCCCACAGCTTTTGAAACTTCGTCAACATCGATGCTGTCACAAACGACAAATTTGAAATACAAATAACTATTGGGTATATCATAATATCCTTTAGCAACATCGGGTTTAATAGCATCGTCCCAACTTTCACCGGAAACGGTAAGTTTGGGAGAGCACGAAAACGTAATATGAATTTTAGTTTGATTCGTTGCCCACTCCAATAACCTTTCTCTGATAGGTTGAGTAGTGTTTGTTTCAAATGTAACATTTTTTAAATCTTGCATTTTAGGGTGTTCAAATAAATCAACATAATGTCTTTGAAAACCTAAAAATGGTTCTCCTCCTGTTATAACAAGATGTACATCTTGTCCGTTATTGCAAGTCCACTTGCCTTCTGGCGTTAAAGATAACAACTTATCAACTAAATCATCAATAGTATAATCTGTTGTGAACTTACTAAATCTTGCGTCCCATGATGCATAACTATCACAACCTTTATGTACCAAAGGCAAATCTTTTAATTCTTTATATCTATCATCCTCAGCGTCTACTTTTAAATAATCGTCTGCAAGTTCGCCTCTTGGCATACCAAATCCACGACATTTAAAATTACATCCAAACAATCGTAAAAATATACTAGGTACACCTACAAATCTTCCTTCGCCTTGTACACTATAAAAAGCTTCAGTAACTCTTAATTTGTCTGCATCCATTGTTCACCTAAATGTTATGTCCTTTCATACTAAAGCAGATATCATAAAATTCTTTTTTAAGTGGTGCATGAGTATCAAAAGCGCCTAACATAATTGCAGTAGTCATATCATTGTCAGATTCTTTTACACCACGTTGTGTTAAACAATGGTGTTTTGCTTTAACTACTACTGCTACATTAGGTGTTTTAGCATATTTTCTTAATGCTTCAGAAATTTGTGTAGTCATTTCTTCTTGTATCTGTGGTCTTTCTGCAATATGATGTACGATCCTATTAAATTTGCTTAAACCTATAACTTCATCTTCAGGTAATACTCCTACCCAACAATTTCCTACAATGTTTTGAAAATGGTGAGCACAGGTTGATCTAACACTAATTGGACCACTAGTGTATAAACTTTTATATCCCATATTCGGAAATGATGTAATTTTAGGTAATGAATTATATCTACCTGAATATATTTCATTAACATACATTTTTGCAACACGTTTTGCAGTTTCTTTTGTGTTATGATCATTTTCAGTATCAATTACTAATGCTTCTAAAACTTCTTCAAATGCTTCTTCTACTTCTGTTTCTAATTCTTTTAATTCACCTTTCTCCAAATACTTGGCGATATTGTCGTTTGCATTAAAACGTACCTTTTTGTCTATTAATCTTTGTTTGATCTTTTCTGATGTTCTCATATTGTTACATTAACAGATTTGTCCAATTTTGTCAATAATTCTTTGATAGACAATCTGATTTCCTTCCTCCGTATAATGGTTAACTATTCCTCTATGCTTTATCCAAGTTTGGCAAAGATCTAATTTGTTTTTTTCGGTAGCATAATCGGTACTAATACTAAAATGGTCCAAATGTAAAGAAGTAATTGGTATTGATTTTGTTATTTCATTTCGTATTAATTCGTAAATATCCTTTTGGTATTCGTCGTCATAAAAATGCTTAAACCAATTTTGGGCAGTTTTAAGTCTAGAATTGAAAATCGATGTTTTGTCCATAATGTCATTATAAATTAAATCACAATTTTTATGTAATCCTTTTTTATGTACTGGGTGTTTAGATGTATGAATTCTACTAGGACTAGTATGTGAAACAATTACTAATCCATATGTTTGAATCCAAAAAGCATCTAACATAGATTTTTGTCTTAATTGTTTTAATATTTTGTATTCTCCTACGCCTGCTTCTGCTAAATTATCTACTTGAAATTGTTTACCTAGCAACGTTGGCCACCCATCATATTTAGGCTTATGCCAAGGGCAGGCAAAACTATTTCCTATTATTAAAATTTTTTTATCCATGGAATATAATTCTCCGCTATTGCTTTATGGTATTCAGTGTTATAATGTTCTTCGTCATCTAAAAAATGTTTATTTGGATCTATATGTTTGCTTTTCATATAATCTTCTATACTTTGTGAAGCAATTGTTGTAGCTTTTAAATCTCCATAGTAATTAAAATCAACTGGATGTTTGGATCTTGATCTCATTACTGATAGATATAATTTTGCATTATTATCTGCACAAATATTATCCATTGTATAAATGTCTTTATAAAAACTTCTATGTTCTATATGTGTGTTTAAATCATAAAATAATTTGCATTCCATAAACGTTTGCTTTCTTAAATCAGGTTTTATTAATCCTTGTTCAGGTGAAAATTCAAAACCTACAAATTTATCATAGTCTTCTTTAATTGGTTTATTAAATAATTGTATAGAATCGTCAACTATAATACCATCTGAATATATTTTCACTAATGGTTTTTCTTTTGCAAGTGTTGTAAAATGATCTACCTTTATAGTTTTTTCTAATAATGTTTTATTAAATGCAATTACAAATCTATTAAATGCCGCCAAAAGTATGTGTACTTCATCTATGTCATTATGTTTTTTAAACATACTTTTAAGCCAATCAGGATATACCATATTAGCAGTACCCGCCACGCAATATACAATTACTTCTTTATCATTTAACGTAGCATACTGTTCAGCAAAACTATTATCATTATAAAGAGAATAACTTCCTGGTCCTGTTTTACCTGGGATTGTTTGATAACCAGCTAAATGACTATCTCCCATAAACAATGTTTTAGACATTTTTCTTTGTGTAATCTCCTTTTCCAACTATAACATTTCTTATTCCGCCTTTGGGATTTTTAGTATCTCCTTTTTTACGAGGTATTAAATGTACGTGCGGATACATTACAGTTTGTCCGGCACTTTCTCCTACATTAATTCCAATATTATAACCGTCAATAACTCCTTTAGCAACATTGTCATTAGCAATTTTTAATGCTAAATCAAAACATTTTATTATATTGTTTTGTGTTGCTTCTTTAGGCACAATTAAAGAATGACCTTCTGTTACTGGGTACCCGTCATTGTACCATACTATATCTTTAAATTCATGAACGACATCTTTCCAAGGTGCTCTATCTTCCTCTTGGGCTTTGTCTAATGTGTCTGGTTTAATCATTGCCACTCTTCCCAAGGAAACACAATCCATACTGGATTTTTTTCTTTATTAATTGTATATCCTTTAAAATGTAAACCTTGAAATTTGCTTGGTTCATTTTGTATAACACTTGCAAATTTTACATTATCAGGAGTACCAAAATTATCTTTAATATAATTTAATGTTTCTCCTGTATCATTTATATCGTCTATAATTAATATTTTTTTTTGAAAAGCATGAGCTTTTTCTAAAACTGCTAAACTAGGTTTACTTTTATGATCTCTGAGTCTAATGTCTAATGCTTCATGAGGTACATCTAAAGCATGACTAAGATAAATGCCTGGTACACAACCACCTCTATTAATTCCTAAAACAATATTAGGTTTCCAGTTAATACCTGACATTTCAGACAAAATCATATTAAGACTATGTCTTAACTGTATCATAGTAAAGTAACTTTTTTTAGTTTCTATAGTTTTAAACATCATCTTCTTTTTGTCTCGCCGCCCAATCATCATATACTATTCTATAAACATTTTTGAATTTTTCATATGCAATTTTTAATGAAGGATATATTACAGTCATATCCTCTACTTGGGAAAGACTAGGCATAGATTTTTCAAAAGGTTTGGGTTCTGAGAAATCATAATTAAAGTTGGATTGCCCTGATACTGCATCTTTTTCAAATTGATCTTGTAAAGGGCCTCCTGGTCCATATAAACCTGGAGAATCTTGTTCTTCACCTGTAGATGCTGATCCTATTCCATAAGAATAAGTTATGGGTGGGGTGTTAGACGAATCTATTCCTCCACCATTGTCATCAAAATTAACTGCTATAGTTCCTGTATCTCTAGGAACTCCGCTATCACTTGGCATCCAAGATGAACTAGGATAAACGGGCCATTCTCCATATGGTCCTTCCCCTTTAGACCATTGGGCTTTACCAGATAAGTCTGGTGTTTTAGTTTGTTTTTTTGTTTTCTTTGTCATAAAGAATACTCCTTAATAAAGTTTTTCTATTTTGTCACAGATTGCTAGTTTTTTAGCCTCTTCAGCCGATAACCAAACGTCCTGTGGCGGTAATAATACTTCTTTAATTTTTTTCTCAGACATTCCAATACATTTTTTGTAATGTTCTACCATTCTTTTAGTTGATAGCTCAAATTCTTTAACACGAGCATATAGTTCGTGTTCTTTGCCATCACTTCCCCAACTGTATTGATGAGATAATATTGAAGTATTAGGTGTAAGTATCCTTTCTCCTTTCTTTCCTGCAATAAAAATTAAAAATCCGGAAGAGGCAATTAATCCTAATCCTACAGTTTTAATAGGTATTGTACTAGCTTTGATTGTATCTATTAATGCAAATGCGGCATGAACATCACCGCCAGGTGAATTAATAATTAAAGTTAGTTTAGGCAATCTAGTAGAAGCAAGATTGCAATTCATAATCCATTGAATACAAGCTCTACAAGAATCTGTATTAATTTCGTCCATTAACAAATAGAGACCATTTGTTAATAAATTATTTTTTTGTTCTGGTGTTGCTTTGTCTTTAGCCATATTTTACTACCTCGTATAATGCTTTACCAGAGAAAAATTGATTTTTTAATATTTCTCTTTGTTTCCATATTAATGGAATATATTTTGTATAATTTTCCATATAGTCGTGTATTTTGTCTATTACTTCTTGTTTGTGTTTACGATAATGTTCTATATCAATTGTCCATTCGCTAGGGTAAGCAAATTCTTTAATTGCCATTTCTTTATAACTTAATCTATTTGGCACCATTGGTATAACATCTAATAGTGCACCTTCATACCAACTTATACCTAATGTTTCTTGTAAGTTAGCACTAAAGATTAATTTAGATTCTCCTAGTAAATTATGATATTCCACTTTACTCAATGTTTTTTCCTGACATACTATAAAATCATATTCGCTTCCAATAGAATCTTTAAGGTCTTGAAATATGTCTAGTTGCTTTTCAGGTGCAAGTCTATGTGGAAATAATATTTGTTTTTTCTTTGGCATATTTTTATATTGTTCAAGATTACGTTCCATGTATTCCATAGGCCATCCTACTCTTTTTATTTTTTTATTCGCTTGAGCATCTAATTTTCTAGTAACTAATTTAATAAATGTATCACTAAACATATCTGTATGAAATTGTGTTGCAAAAAAGTTATGATCAAAAGTTTCATACATACTTTCTTCTGCCAATCTTACCCAAGGTTTCTTTCCAATTAATCTACCTAAAAAGTCTGCCGGATCATAAGAACCGGCGTGCCACATACCACCTATTTTTATTTTAACGCCTAATAGTTCTGCCATATATTTTAATTGTATGACTGTAGGATTCCAAGCGTCAGTATATAAGAAGTAGTCACCGTCTTTAACTTCTCCTTTACAAAACATTTCTCCAATTTTAGCCAATTGATTACTCTTATAAACATTGGTACCACCAAAGTTTAAAAAAGCACCGGGTGTAGTTTTTTGTGGTGTATCGCCTCCACTTATATTAACTACTTCATTATTAGTATGTCTTTTTAGTTGTTCTGGGAGATGTTTTTTCCACTCCTTTGTGTATCGAGTGTCAACAGCCTCCAAATCAACAATGTAAATTGTCATTCTTATTCCTTTTCATATACTGCGTGTGATCCATTTTCACCATCTTCAGAAACATCTATTTCAATATTTCTACCAGGATATCTTTTTTTAATTTGTGCATATAAATCATCTGACATCATTTCACAACTTTTAAAGTCGTTTTGTAATGTACCTTGACTATATAAACTCAAAATCCATCTTTGAAATTGGATGAATTCGATATCTCTGTCATCGTGAAAAACTTCGATCGCCACTTTAAAATGAAATGTATGTCTATGTGGATGTCCTAAAAATGACACGTCATATTCATCTCCAGTTGCTAATTTAGGGTCAGTTAGAGCCGCAGGATACTTATGTATTCCTTCTTTTCTAAATGTTACCCAAATCATTTTTTTCATTGCGTTCCTTTTCTTTTTATGAGTTGTCCATTATAACAGTTTTATTTTTCATTGTCAATGTCCAAAACGGTATCGTCTTTATATTCTGACCATTCTGTATATTGCATATAACCTTTTAAAGTGTTGAGGTCTTTGGACCATACTCCTTTGTTTGTTAAACCCCACGTAGTATCATCTATTTTTAAAACTGCATTTTTATTCAGTTTTTCAATGTTTGGAATTTTAGCACTTATCATTGGAATAAATTTTTCAAAGGCCATTAATCCCGATTCTATTACGTCATTGGAATAACTGACATCAAAATCTAATGTAACCCAATAATTTTTTTCTAATAATATTGTCATCATTACATACCAGTCTTTCCAATCTGTTTCATTGCTAGGATTAAAACTTTGACTTGTACCAAAGTAAATGTGTTTTATATCCTTTTTATTAGCTAATTCTTCTATTTCTTTTGCAGGTCTAACGCCAACTACAAATAAAGTATGTTGTCCAGTCATAGGTGTTGCTTCTATTTCTTCACCTGTAAAATATATTGATTCTTTTCTTTTACTCGTGTCTAACATTTTTTTACCACTTAATATATCCTCTAGTATATCCTTTTGGTCTATTAAGACCTTCGTTAAATGCATCTTTCCATTCAGTATTTCTATCATAACCTTTTGTCCAAAAAGAAGATACATCAATTTTACCTGAATGTACTAATTCTACTGCTTTACGCATACACTCTATAAATCCACTATCTCTTGGACTAGGAAATTTTAAAGTCATTGAATTCCATAACATTGTAGAAAATGTTGTTGTAACTTTATTTGGTTTTTCAGCACCCATTATTAGTAATGCTTCTGGATTAAATATTTCTTTTTCAAATGATTCATTTCTATTATTAAGATCAATTACTACATCATATTTTCCGTCAATTGTATCTGTAAGTTTGTTACCCCATAATTCTTTATTACTATGACCATATACAGTAATATTAAAATGAATATTTTTTTCTAGCATAAGAGTTAAAAGATAATGATATACAACCTGTGCTAAAAATCCACTTCCCATAATTAATAAGTTTGCTCCTTGTTTTCTACCTCTTCTTTCAATTGGCATTTTACTAGAGTTGATTATGTTTATACCACAAGCAACAGGCTCTATAATATATTTAGGATCACATTCGGGCACTTTAACATAAGTTCCTATGTCACAATTATAAAAGTCTGCGTATGCAGGTTCACCTCTAGTTGCTACAAAGTCTCCTATATCTACATCATATACATTTTTTCCTTTTTCTGTTACTTGTCCTAATCCTTCATGACCTTGCATAGTTAAAGGTAATGGTCCAAAGTTTCCTTGCATCATATCAATATCGCTTCTACATACTCCTGTATATTTTGCTTTAACTCTAATTTGTTCATTAGATATATCAGGAATATCTATAGTTCCTTCGTTAAATGTACCTTTACCTTCAGTGTATAATAGTTTCGTCATCATTTGTTATTGTTTCGTGTATCCATAAATCGTATTCTAATTGTTTTTGCCAAAATGCATTGTCATCTTTATGAGTTATACAATCTGCAATCATTCGTTCATATGCACTTTCAGGACAAATACCTATTTGAAATGGATGTTGTTCGTCTTCTTGTTTAGTTTCTCCTGATTTGTTAAAATGTACTGCAATATCATCTTCTTGTTCATCATCTTTTCTTCCTGATGCAGAAAAACCTTTACCTGCTTTCCAATCTGCTGTAAGTCTATATGTTTTTTCATTATTGTTAAATTCTAATTCTACTAAATCGTCTACATCATATACTCCAATAGGATTCATAGTTCCATAATTTCCTGCTCTATTATCACCTGTTGTTTCATATGTTTCTTCTATTAACTCTTTTAAAGTATTTTTTTGTTCTTTGTGAAATTTTGTAAGTTTGAAATCTTTATAAGTATTAGGATTTATTGCAATAAAAATACTCAATAAGTGTGGTAATAAATCTCGAGATACTCCACCATACGCAAGAGCTTTGTTTGTAAACCAACCACCAGGATTAGGTATAAAGTTTATATTACGCCAGTTTATATCAATTATATCATTATCGTCTACTTTTGTTTTAATACCATCTAACCATATTTTAGTTCTCCACATATTATTTTTTGTCATAATAAATTTTGTATTTTTATTAGAACTTACTAAAATTTGCCATTGTTGAGCATTTTGTACACCAGGTTTTTCAATAAAAACCATTTTACTATGCGGTGCAATTTTTTGTGCAATAGTATAATGTGTATTATTAGGTGTACAAATATGAACAGTATCAAATTCTGGATGGGTTTTTAATGCTGTTGTTAATTCTAAAAACATAGGATTGTGTTTTGAATTAATGTCCACAGTAATTACTTCGTGTCCCATTTTTTCTAAAACACGTTTATATAATTGTCCGAACCCTAATCCTACTATTAAACTTTTCATATTAATTAAATCTTTTTGTAAAGTTTTCTATTTCTGTTTTTATTGCAAGTTTAATTTTTTTAAACTTTTTTAATAATGCTTTTCCTTCCCAACTTCTATCTTCGTCCCTTTCGTTTTCCATTTCTTCGACTTTTCTGTGATAATAATCAAACTCGTACTTTAACTTTTTAAGTTTTTTATCTTTCTTCGCCATTATACCTCCTGAAATAAATTAGCAAATTGTGTACTTGCGTTAACCGTTTTCTTGCCAGTCGCCCCCCTTGTTCCTATTACTGTCATAAAATATCTATGAAATTCTTCTATGACTGCGTTTGCTTCATCTCTGTTGCTTGTTGCAAATATTGCCTCTATAATATCTTTAAAAGCAACTCTATCAAATTGTTCTTGTAATAACATACCTGGATATATTCCTTTATCATATGCTTCATTGGCTTCTTGTACTGCTGTAATGTGCATCCAAACATTGTGAGCCATTTGTAAAGTGTAACTAAATGAATCCCAACTAGTTTTAGGATCATTTTTCATTTTGTTTAATTCTCCAGGAGAATAACAACATACATCATCAAGCATTAATCTTTTACTAACAGGACTATCTCTAAAACTTTTAAATATTTTTTCTTGCAATACACCTTCTTTAAATGTTCTTGGATCTGGTTTATATTTTTTATCATCTGCACTTGCCTGCATTCTGTATACCCATTTTTTTCTATCTTTTATTTCTATATCAATATAAATTTGACCATTGGCACAAGCTAAAAATGGAGAAGCACAATCAAATGTAATCATAAAATTAGGATTGTGATATTTTCTTATAGCTCTTTGTATATCTGTTAATAATACTGCCCATTCTAATTTAGATGTTCCTAAGAAGTGTACTACATCATGAACACCTTTTTCTAATAATCCATCAAAACGTAGTGCTACAAGTCTTTTTAATGCAAGATGTATGTCACACATATTTTGACCACCAAATGACCAACCATTAAAATGTGTACCAGGATATTTTTTAGGATCACAATAGTCTTTCATTTGTGCATACCAATCGTCTGCTTGTTGGAAATTTTCACCTTGTAATACATTTAAAAATTTACAATCACCTTTTCTATTTTTCATAAAATAATCATTGTTTATTTTTGTACCATTTACAGCTTCTTGATAGCTATTAATATTACTAGCTTTAGCACCTTCGGGTGACCTTGAAACCCAAGCTGGAATATCTAATATCATTCCATAGTCCATATTAGCATCTAACCACGTTAATACTTGTTCACGTTTCTTTTTTGCTTTAGGACAATTAGGATCTTTCCAATCACCTTCCCATACGCCTTTACCTATTTGGAAACCACCTGAATCTCCAAGCAACCAATTATTAGCTCTATTTCTATTTCTAATAATGTCATCTCTAACACTAAACTTTTTCATATTCAAATCGGCGTGACCTGCGGAATATAAATTCCATTTGTAGTTAAAATACGTATTCTTAGGTTCTAAATAATTTAAACCTTGAATTCCGTGTTCAAACTTTTTAGGAACTCTTTCAGGAAGTACATAATCATCTTCGTGTTTTGCCTTTCCTATATCTCTCGCGAAGAAACTACTCATCGCTGGCAAGAATACTGCCCAATCCTTCTGAACTTTTGTTAAGTCTGTGTTCAAGTATTACTCCTTATTTTGTTTGAGCTGGTAAAATGTAATTGTATTCACCAACACCACTATCTACAGTTATTTGCATTGCTCCTTGATCAGAAATTTTCATACTCATTCTGCCATCAAGACTTAATATACTAATAACTTGTTGAATAGGCCAACTCCATGCTTTTTTCAATTCTCCAGCATCGTGTTGGAATATAAAATTACCTGCGTGTGAATTTGCATCACCAAAATAAAATACTAAATTTTTATTTTCAGTTTTTACAGTGAATACAGTTTCTTCTACGTGTGCCGCCGCTTGTAATTTTAATCTTTGTATAGACGCTACACTTGGTTCAAACTCTATATCCCAAGATGTACCTTTAAATTTAACAGATTTTAATTTCTCGTTAATAATTTCAGTACTCATAAATCTATAATCATTTTGAAAATCACCTTTTTCGTTTTCAAAGTGAATGTTAGTTGGAACCTTTTTTCCATTTCTGACAGCTGATACAACATTAAGTTTTGCATTTTTATCATACTCTGGACATTTTAAATGAAGTGCTAATTTATCTAAATTAGGCATACCAAATACACCATCGAATTCATTTACTTTTTCGTTAGTGTTCGCACTTAATATAACTGAACGATCTTCGGCCATACTTTCTATTTTTGTTTGCTCTTCATTTGTGATTTTTACTAAACTTAAAAACCCTAATGAATGCGTATGAGCAACAATGTCTTGTAAGATACTTTTCATATATTTCTCCGTTTCCTTATTATATTTAGGTTTGCAGTCGAAGTCAAGTTAAAATGTTTCATTATCTTTCAACTCCAAAATATCTATATGCCTTTTGAACACCTCTAGCTTGATATTTGCAATCAGCCAAAGCATTATGCAAGTCCGTTCTAGGGCTTACTCTCATGTCTTTTGGCAACATATTTTGCAATGTTCTAGAATCTCTGATCTGCCAGAAGTTCCATGGTACAGGTTTTCCTAGTTGTGCATATAAATTTTGTAATATTGCATAGTCAAATAATGGACCTTGGCACCAAAGTTCATCTAATCCTACGCACCATTTGTTAAGAGTTTTTGAAAACTCTTCTAAATTAATTCTTCCTTCGTCTGTAAATGCTTCTTCTTTAACTTCTTTATCTTGTTGCCCCCACCATTCTAATGTTTTCTCATTTACACTTCTTCCCATTTTTGTTTGTTCATCTACATCTATTCTAAGATATAAATCAGTATGAGGTGTTTGAGTATTATATGGATTAAACTTAACTGCTCCTAATGTAAGAATCGTAGCACTAGGTGTAGTGTCTAAAGTTTCTAAATCTATCATTCCGTGTGTAGCCATATTATTCAAATTCAAACATAGAACTAAATGTATTATCTTGTAGTGTAGATTGGATATCCCAGTTTAGTTCTCCTAGTAAGTTTCCTAATTTATTGTCAATTAAAGTAGATTCCATTGCGCCACCATCAAAAGGTAATTCCTTAAACCATTTTGGAATACGTAGTTGATCCGTAGGATATGCAACAGATGTATATTCTAATGGATTCTTTTTAAGTTTACATACAATAACTTTCATACCATCTACTATTTCCATGGAATGTTTATCTCCATGCATTCTTTTAAGGTTGTTCCAGTTCATACTTGCTCTAACGTGACCCGGCATATTAGCTTTTCCTTGTCTATTTTCTTTTCTTACATATTCTACAAGATTGTTAACTCTTTTAGGAGATCCTTTTTCCCAACCTGGACGTTGTTTAAAACTAATTCTAAATTCAGTAATTCTTTCTAAAACTTCTTTTTCTGTTTTTTTAGTTAATACCATTAATAATAATTCACTTAAAAAGTCTTGGACAAACACAGGAGTATCTGATCTTTTTAAATCTAATCCCATTGCTTTTACTTTGCCTGGATTGTCATTATCTAATCTAGTGCCTTCTACTTCATAATTTAATACTGCATATCTTTTTTTAGTAATAAAAAGTCCTGTTTCTGCAACAGATTCTTTACCTGCTTCAATAACGTCCCCTCTATTTTTAGGACAATGGAATGCTTCTAACATAAAGTCTTTAAAACTAGTATTGACTTCTTCTGCAACTTTATCATATAATTTTATAACACTTTCTTTATTCCAAGGTATTTTACCTGTTTCTATTTCTTTTTTTAATATAGGATGTGCAGAAAAATAAGCAGAATCAGTATCTCCATATATTATTGCTTTTCCTAAATGGTCATATGCTCCTGTTGTTACTTCATTAATTTTAGCCGCCATATGTTTAGTAATTTGTCTACCTGATAATGTTGTAGATTGTCCTATTCTTTTATCAAAAAATCTACAACCTGGATTTAATATTGCACCATATAAACTATTCAAGTTAATTTTTTTCACTAATTGTCTTCTATCCCAGAATCCTATTTCTGCTTCGTTATTAGCATCTACGGCTTTTTGTTTCATTTCTTGTAAATGTTGTCTTTCAGCATACCATTTTTTTAATAGTCCTGGTATAACGCCTGTAAAATCACTAGTAAAAATTGTACCATTGGCACTTAACATTAAAGAAGCATTACTATCAAATATCAATTTATAAATTTGTGCTCCACTCATTGTTTCGCTTTTGCCGTCTTCCCAGTCCACAGTAATATTAAAATCTTTTCGTTGAGACATTACTGCTTCATATTCCAATGATCCAAACTGACCTTCCCATGCTGATGCGAATGATTTTTTTTGTAATGACATTTGTTCGTCTATAAAAGCATCAGTAGATTCAGGTTTTAATTGTCCGACAATACATTCAGGAGCCATATTCAATGCTCTAATAACAGATGGATATAGTGATTTAATATCCATTGCACCTATCCAATTATGTAATCCTTTTTTAGGAAATGCCACATAAGCACCTGCCGCCGATTCAGTAGAGTGAGGTTCACGTTTAATTCTATTAGGTACTTGTACTCCTCTTTTGTGTGCTTCGTTAATAATGGCTTGTTCTGTTACTGCAACTGCTCCTAATGTTGTTTGTAGTAATACCGTATTTTGATGTGCAAGTTCATTAGTTAAAGTTATAAATTTAAATTTTTTATCTAACTTATCTAGTAATGCAACGTCTTGTCTATTGTACTCAATAAATTTTGCAAAGTCATCATTATATAATTGATCTAACGATCCTTCATATATAGTTTTTGTTTCTCCTAGTTCGTGATCACCAATTGCATCTAGTCTATATGAATGTCGTTCTTCATATGTGTATTTTCTATAAAGTTCTAAACTATCTAAATGTACTCGTCCGATTAAATCATATGTTTCTTGTGTTCTTCCAAATCTATCAAATTCTCTTTTTTTAGGTAATTGTTTCCATAAACAAAAACGTCTTGTATCATCTTTACTCAATATTTTAGATATTCTATTAATTAAATACGGAAGATCATACCCTTCACTATTCCATCCACTTAATACATCTGCTTCTTCTATAATATCTAAAAATGCAGTTAGTAATTGAGATTCATGTTCATAAATTGTTACGTTTTCAAAATTTTTAACAGATTCTTTTGCTCTAGTCATTGACATATTTTTAGGTTTAAGAGCAAACGTAACAAGAGTATCTAACCATTTTAAATGTACACTAATTGCAGTTACTGGCATAAAAGGATCACTTGGTAAAGAAAAACCTTTTTCGGGATCAAAGTCTGCTTCTATATCAAAGAATGCAATTTTTAATTTTGGTGCATCTGAATTAATATAGTTTTCACTTAAACATTGGAAGATTGGATTAACGTCCGATTCGTATAATTTTTTGTTTCTATTGATTGCAAGTTCTTTATGGAAATCTTTTGTGTTTTTACATACGATTCTAGTTAACGTCTTACCGTCGACGCTTTTATGTTTACCTCTAGGATCTTCGTAGTAAAATGTATATTTGATTGGATATTCTCTGAAAATTCTTTTTCCGTTATCTCGTTCTACCACTCTTATGATATCTTGACTTCTATCGAAATAACCATTTATGTAACTCATTTATTCTCCTAATGTCATTTTTGGCTGACATATTACCAATCGTTGTTTTTGGCCAACTAAACCTTTTCTATACTATAACAAGTTTATTGATCTTTGTCAAGAATGCGGTTCATCGCTTCAATAATTTCTTTTATAGTCCAAGTGCCTTTTATTTTCTTTTCTAGTTCTTTTGCCTTAGTTAGTTTGCTCATTTTAATTGAACTGTACCGCCTGCTTCTTCTAAAATCTTTTTAAGTTTTTCTGCTTCTTCCTTTTCGATATCTTCTTTGATTACTTTAGGTAAATCCTCAACAAAGTTTTTAGCTTCTAGTAATCCTAGATCTAATATAGGTCTAACTGCTTTAATAATAGGAATTTTTTGCCCATCAGCAAATCCTGTTAACGTAACTGTTGCAGTATCTTTAACTTCTTCTTGACTTGCCACAGGAACTCCACTTCCACCTGCACCTAATATTTCTTCATAATTAAGTCCCCAGGCCTTTTCTAATTTTTTAGCAAGTTCTCCTGCTTCAACTACTGTTAATTTTCCTAATTGTTCTACTAAATTATCTATCTCTGCCATATTAATATTTAATGATTCTCATAACTTTCATATACCTTATTGAGTTGGTGGTTTACACAAACAAAACTTGCACATTTGGGTATGTCTTTTAATCTTCTTGCCCCAATATATGTACAAGAGGATCTTACACCACCTAACATATCTTCTATTGCTTCTTTAACAGGTCCTCTATCTGGTAAAAAAATTCTTTTTCCTTCGTTGCCTCTATATCCATCTTTTCTTTTGCCGTGTATTTCTCTTGCCCGGTCTGAACTCATTCCATAAAATTCTCTTTTTCCGTCTTTTACTTCAACTTCTGATTCGTTGAATCCTGCTAACATACCACCTAGCATAACAAAATGTGCTCCACCACCTAATGCTTTTGATACATCACCTGGTTCAATACATCCACCGTCAGCCATAATATGTCCACCAACGCCATTCGCCGCATCTGCACATTCTACTACTGCTGAAAATTGAGGTACACCAACACCAGCCATTGTTCTTGTTGTACATACTGAACCAGGACCAATGCCAATTTTTACTATGTCGGCACCACTAATAATTAATTGTTCAACCATTTCACCAGTAACAACGTTACCTGCAATTATAGTTTTATCTGGAAATTCATCTCTTACTTTTTTAACAAAGTCTACATAATTTTCATGATATCCATTTGCAACATCTATTGTAATAAATTTAATGTCTGGAAAACTCTTTAATACTTCTTGCATTGTCCAATAATCTTCAGAATTATCATCCCATAACTTACCTGTACCAGTACATACTGATACATACTTTAATTTAATTCCCCAACCTACTGCTTGTTTCCAGTGTTCTATTGTTGTTGTCTTTGTAATCGTGGTCATCATTTTATATTCTTGTAAAACTTTTGCCATACTAAATGTACCAACACCATCCATATTAGATGCTACAATTGGACAACAAGTATATGATTCTTTAGAGTTTTTAAATGTAAATGTTCTAGTCATATCTACTTCTTTTCTAGATGATAACGTAGAACGTTTTGGTTTTAATAAAACATCTGCATAATCTAAATGTATAGTTTGATCTAGTCTCATAAATTCTCCATGTCATAATAAAAATGTTGTGTTCCTTTTCTAGGAACTTCTACTACTTGTTCTAAAGGAAGAAAAACGCCAGAAGGACTTGCTGTTTCTCCGTCATAATTTTTACCATCTATATGAATACAATTATCTACTGTTAAAATTGGTATGTTAGATGCATATGCCATAAATGATAAACACCCTGTATGATATTTGTCGTGAACAATTCTTGCTGGCTCGCCTTTATCTTTTGCACCATTTGAAGAATGGATTATTAATTTTGTTTTTTCATCTACTGCTACTTTTACAAGATTAGGTTTACCGCTCCAATAACCACCCCAAAGATCATTACATAACATACCAGTAACTTTTATAGTTTTACCGAAATCCTCATCATCTATTGGAAGATGAATTACTCCTGTATCTTCTCCAGCAACACATCCTTCGTCATATGAAACAATATAACGTTTATTAACTGCTCCTAAGAAATTTCCTTTTGGATCATAGTAACGTTGTTGATTTCTTACATCAGCCTTTTCTAATTCTTTATTCTCAACCCATAGAGTTCCTAATATAAGACCTATATGTTTATCACTAGCATATTTTCTTATAACATCTAATGCTTTAGAAACTTTAAAAAAATTAGTATCTACATTAATAGCATCTACATCATAACCTGACAAAGAAGCTTCGGGTGTTACTAGATAATTACAATTATTCTGTTCAGCCCAATCAATACTATTTTTAATAGTTTCAACATTGCTGTCTAGGTTTTGAGTTACTGGAATTTGAGCTCCTGCGATTCTCATTTTTATTTTTTAAATTTAGCCGCTTCCATTATAACCAGCCTTTAAATCCAGCATTTGGATTTTTATAAATTGAACTATTTTTCTCATTTTCTCTTGCTTCTACACTAATGACCCAAGCTCGACCTCTAGATTTTTCTCGTAAAAGTTTATCAACCCAATCACAAAGATAATGTGCTGTACCTTCCATACCAGGTCCCATTGGATGAGTTCTAATTCTGCATACACCTGCTTGTTCTAATTTTCTAAAAGTATCCATGTGAGGATCATCTTCGTCAAGTACTAAAGTATGATCATACATATGATCCAAATGTGCTTTTACATCTTTTAAATCACCATAGTCTACTACAAAGCCTTCTTTTGTAAAATTTTTACAAGCAAATACAAAATGAAAACTTCTGCTGTATCCGTGAATTACATGACAGTTGCCATCGTGTCTATATTGTCTATGAGCACAAGGAAAGTTAAAAAAACTTTTTGTGGAAGTAAATTGTTCTTCTGTTACGTTATCATAATCTTCAGCCATTAAAAAAAATCCTTTTCGTTTATTGCTTTATCGTCAACCCATTTATCATAAACCGGTTTATCTACGTTAATTGATGTAAATTTACAACCCCATTCATTAAGTTGAGCTACTGTATATAGATACCAGTCTTTTCCAGACATTCCTCCTCTGGAAGTCCAATAATGAATTTCATGACCTTTATCATATAATTCATTAACCTGTTTTATTTTTTCTAAATCAGGTTTACTATTATCATAGTCGCTACCTTCAGTATAACAAATGGTTCCGTCTATGTCAATGTAATATATCATATTAAGTTAACCAGTTTGTCCAAATTAATCCTGCCGCGGCAACTGTTACCAAAGTAATGTTAGTTACTATTAATGCAGGTTCTTTCCAAATTATACTTACTGCTAACCAAAGGACTCCTCCTAAAGCTAAAATAATTGGACCTTGTGGGTAATATCCTAATGAATTAATCGCAGTTCCAATAATTAAAGTCGCAGTGGCTAACCATTTAAGGTACCAGGTTATTTCACTTATCTTTGCCAACTGCTACTATCAAGTTTTCTAAGCTATCAAAAGCTTCTGAATACTTGCTCCAATCACCTTTATGTGCAATTTTGATTGCCTTATTAATTAGGGCAGGTTTGATTTCTAATTCTTCGGCTACTGCTTTTACGGTGTCTTTTAATCCTGCACTTAAATCTTCTACTTCTGAAAGAACGTTTGCTCCTTCATCTACTATTCTTTTTAACTTGGCTTGTTCTTCTGGACCATAAGTTCTTTCACTCATAATTCTCCTCAATAAATTTAACTTATTTTACTTAATATTAATAGAAAAGTCAAGAATTCTTTTTGATTATTCTTTAGTAGGATTTGGTTTATCAATTTTTGGTTTAAGTTCTTTTATTTCGTATGCCCAAGTATCTCCATCGCCATAATTGGCTGACCATTTTGGATTATCTTCAACACTATATTCTCTTGTGCTACATTTAAAATCTCCCATTTTAGTTTCATGAGATACTAAACTTTGCTCAAACCATCTCATTCTGTTGTTAGGTTGTGCGGCATATTGTCCGTTATCTAATTTCATTACATTAAATGATTTGTGTTCATCAGGTGTTTCAGCAAAAGTAGTATTAAGTTCATTGTCATTACTGTGACAACTATCTATTGTAAACATATATTCGCCACTATGCATTTTTTTATCTTTACCAAAAAATGCACAACGAAGTCCTGATAATGTTGCTTTTTCTAAAACTGTAATGTAATATGAAAAGGAATCCCAAATTTCTAAATGATCTAAAGGTAAAAATTTACTTGTATCTGCATCTGTTTTCCAAACGTATGCACTCAGAGGTAGTTTATCGTATAATGCACCATATTCTGGAAGTAAGGATTCTATATATAATGCTTTACCTGATATACTTTTTACAGTAACCCAAATAGCAGGAGTATATTTGCCTTGACCTAATAATTTCCCGTTATCATCTTTTTGCAGGTCATAGAGATATTCCATTCTAACATAACAGTCTACTGGCGGTAAGTTTGCTATTAAATAAGCCATACCTTGGTACCTCCTCTAATAATTTTTCCATAACGTAATTATAAGAGTATTTATTGTATTTTAAGGAATTGACTTTATTTTGATAACTTATTTTGAAGTTTTGTAGAAAGGTTTTCTTTGTAAGAATCTTGTGTATTAGTTGTTTCTTTTTTGTCTAAATAGTCATGTAAAAACGCATCAACATCTTCTATTGTTTTAAACGTTCCTAAATGTTTTTCACCTTGCCATACTTGGAAGTCACCATCTTTACTTTTTGTAGTGTATATTCCATATTTGTTCATATCAGGCATAGGATTAGTTTCGCCAACATAATTTATTGAATTGTTAAATTTTTCTTTGTAATCAAAGTGATTGAATACAGTAGTTAAGTAATCAGAAGCTTTAGTAATTTTTGCTTGTATCCAGCCTTCTAGTCCTTCTGATTCACTAACACTTTTCATCATGTCATGAAGTTTAATTGAATACTTTGCGGCTTTGTATAAATCACCTCGTGCCATTTGCACTTCGTGATCCTTTTCAGCTTTTTGAGCCTCATCCGCTAAATTTTCTTTAACTTTAATTTCTTTGTGCTTCATAGTAGTATTTATACTCGTTTAATAGGTTGCCCAAATAAACTTACGTTAGGCATCTCATGGGCACCTTTAACTCTGCCATCTGGATGTTTAGGTGTAGCTACTTTAGGTATTTTAGGAGCTTTCCAACCTGACTTTCCTGGATACCCTGTATAAGACTTTTTAAATCTATCAGGACCAATTGCAACTTGTGGATTATTTACAGTAGCAATGTTACCAGCCGAAGTTGCTCCTGCTGTTGCATATTCATCTACTCTAGTACTTAAAATTTCTCTAATCTTCATAATACTATTTATTTTTGCCTTTATAGATTTGTTTGGCTCTTTTACTAATGCTATATTTGGCGTGAGGAACTTTTAAATTCTTTTTACCGTAAACGTTACCAATTACGTGTGGGTAGGTTACGGTCTTGGCATTAGGGTCAATGCCATAATGATGATCGTGTCTTCTTTTGATTTCGTTGATTTTCATTGTGAAATGAAAAGATAAACCTAGGGGGAACTACTAGTCTACTTTGATTATATTTTTAATAGCTTGATGTAGTTTTTCTGCAGTTGCAACACCTAATTGTCTCTGTGCATACTCTTTATCTCCATCGATAAGAGCCGCTACTTGATCAATCATTTCAAGTTTAGTAATACTACCGTTCTTGAAATTTGTGTTTATTGTTATTGCACTTTCGGCTATAGTTTTAGCCCAGTTATTTTCTGCTACTATTTCTGCTAATGCTGTTTCGTCTGCCGCCGCCATAGTGTATCTCCTTTAGTGTTATACTTGTATTTATATTATCTCAGCTTTTTAATTGTACGTCCTAACCCTAGTTTTTTAACGTTTTTATACTCATCTCCGGGCTTAACGTCGCTTGTAGTGTTTTGTTTAGTAATAATACCCACACTTGAAGCTTCTTCATTTTTATTCTTAATAAGTTGAACAATTTTAGTTCTAGACTCTTCTAAAGGTAATGCTACAATTTCAAGAATTTTCATTATAATTTACCTCTTTTTAATTGATCTTTAGTTACTTTATATGGTACTTTTTCAATTTTACCACCTTTAGCAAGAAACTCTTTCATCATACGATCACGATCTTCTTGCGTTGTTTTCTTGTCTTCTTCTTTACCTGACGAATATACTCTATTGATCCCTGTGAATTTGGGCATATTGTTCTAACTCCTGTTTTACTTTACTTATCGGATTCTTATTAGCCTGATATAAAATTCCATATCCCCCAGACGCTTTCCAACGATCTAAATTTTTTGGTCTATCATCAATTAGTATATTAGACACCTTTGTTCTTTTGTCTATTGCATATGATTCTTTTCTTCCAGTGATAATAATTTGATTTGGTGCTTCTATATTTTGTTGTAACCAAAACCTTTTGCCATTTGTTGAATTTTCATGGTCACCTCTTAAAGGGGATGATAATATAGAAAACGTACCGCCTGTAAATTCTTTAACAGTTGCAATTAATTCATCAGCAGTAGGAAATTTAGGTAATGTTTTAAAGAAATCTGTACCAGTTATTCTATTAATAACTTCTTGTTTAAGGTCTTTAGTTTTATCGGATACTAATTGTTTCCAATGTTCAACACCATATAATTTTTCTACACCACCAAAAAAGTCTGCGATAACTCCGTCCATATCTACATAGACTATTGGTTTGTTTACTGGCTCTTGACCATCTACTTCAAAAAATTTCATTGGAATTATGCAATTCCTATGTGTGTTACCTTAGGAAACTTTTGTTTAATATGACGTGCAAATTGATTGAATTGCATTATTAATCTATTATCCCAACCTTCTGGTTTACCACCACCTATCATTGTTGCTCCACCTCCGGATTTATCAACTGTTGTAGGAACTTCTCCAGATGGTTTATTAATGTGTTTCTTTAACCATTGAGTTGTAATATTAATAAATTTATCTATAGGCATAGGTCCTGCGTCTTCAAAATTAGGATCCATACCTAATGAATTTAATATATCTCTCATTGAAAAGTTTGAAAGATAGGGACTTTCATCTTCATCCCCCATGCCATCTGGGAATTCCCAAACGTCTTGCATTTTACCATCAAATTCTTTTTTAGTTAAAAAATATGGATTTAAACTTGCTCCTTCTTTCATAGCACTTTCATTGTTAGGCATAAATTTTGCATATTTCTTTTGCATATATTTTACTTGATTTAAATCTTTACCTATATCAAGTCTTAATTTTACGCCTTTTATATCTTGTGTAATTTCGTTAGCTTTTTCATCGTCACCTTGTTCTTGTGCAATTTCTAATGCAGAGTTCATTGCTTTTACAACATCAACACTATTGTTTAATGCGTCATTAATTGAACCAACACCTGCTAAAGTTCCTATAATTATTCCAGCCGCCGCTAATTTTCTTAGATATTCTTTTACACCTTCATCTAAATTTTCATCTTCATCGGACCAATAAACTGCTGATTCGTTTTGAACATCGTGAGATGCTAATACCATGGCCATTGCATCTGCTACTCCAATTTTATTTCTGTTCATGTCTTCTAACTTTGAAGTATCACCGTGGTCATTAAACACTGCCATATACTCATGAATTGCATTTGGATCAAATCCTGCTTTTTCTAATACAATTCTGCCTTTTTCTGAAATGTCTTCTTTAGCCATTTTTGTAGCAGTAGCATACATTACAGATTTGTAATCATCGCCATATCTTGCTTTAAAATCTTTGGCACTTTTCTTCATGCCTTTGACATATTTTTCTTTTTTAGATTTTTGTTTTTTAGATAATTTTTTTTCGGAAGTATAAAATTCTTTAGATCGCATTACTCTGCCCTCAATGTCGACTTTTTCCACCCTTTAGCAAGAAATTCATTATGTTTACTTTTAGGAATTAAAATTGTTTTACCATTTTTATGAACATATATTTTAGGTACTGATTGACCTAATCTTTTTAGGTCAGCTGGTTGCATACCATCGCTATCTTGTTCTTTTTTAATAGGTAACTCTGGTTGTTTCATTCTTACGTTTGTTATACCCATTTTTGCTAACTTCTCTGGCATTTTAGTTACAACAAATCTACCACTTGTATCTTTGTCATCAAAATCGTATCCGGCTGTACTCATTAAATCTCTAATTGCAAAGTTTCCATCGGATGATCCAAAGCCTTCTCCATCTGGCCAATCTGCATAATGTGGACCATTAGCAACTTCTTCGCCTGCCGCTTTTAATTCTTTTGCAAAATTTACATATTCTTCTGCTGATATAAATTTTCTCATCACAGCCATTCTAACTAAATCCATTCCTGTTCCAAATGGTGCATCTTCTTTTACTGCACTATCTTCTTTTTTTAGTGGTAATCCTAAATGATCTACACTTTCAGTTGTTTCTTGTTTACCAGCCTGAACTCTATCCCAATAGTATGAACTCATTTTACCGTAACCATGTCTCCAAGCCATTTGACGTAGTGTTGTTTCATCTTTGTCTTTAAATCTGTCTGCTAATTCTTTATCAGACATAAACGCAAGTTTTTGTTTATGTTTAATAATAGATGCTGGCATTCTTTCTTTTAATCCATAATCTTTTTTATCAAAATTTAGTATTTTAGATAATTCTTCTTTTGCAGAAGGACTTTGTTCAACATCAATTAGTTGATTAATCATATCAATAGCATTAACACTATTGCCATCTTGTATATTTTCTTTTATAGCAGTTAATACATCAATTTTATTTGAAAATCCATTAATATTAAATTCTTTTACTGTAGATTCAGTTTTATATACATTTTGAATTTTATCAATTAAAGGAGGCCAACTTTCTTTAATAGTAGAAGATATAACTTTTGCCATATTATTATCACCTTTAAGTACAGCATCAGCTAGTTCTAATCCATGACTTAAAGAAGCCTGTGCGGCACCTAATAAACTTGCTTCAGAATCTTCTTTTACTGATTCATCACTCATTGGACTTGTTATAGGTGTACTTTTTAGAGCTGGGTCTTTTTTAAATGCTGGTTTTAATTGTTTTCCTTTATATGCAGTTTGTCCTGTAGGTATTTTTTGTACTTTACCACCTTTAGCAAGAAATTGCTTCATTAATTCGTCGCTGGCTTTCTTTTTATCATCTTTACTATCTTCAAACTTACTTCTTAAATGATCTAAATCTAATTCAAAGTCATCTGACTTGTAATAATCTTGCCAAGTTTTAAATCGTGCTTGTAAGTCTTTAGCTCTACCGTGTTTTTCATCGTAATACCATATTTTTGCCATTTCTTCTGGTGAAACTACATCTGTATAATCTGTTATTTGTGGTTCATCATCTTCGTTTGCTTTTCTTAATGCATCAGCAACATCTGGATGACTTGATAATCCTTTTGCAATTCTTTCAATATTTTTTACAGCGGTTGTATGATTATCTACATATAATTTAGCATATGCTTTTGCTTTTGCTATTTGACCAAAAGAAAAGTTTTCTTTGCCATCTTCTTTAGTTGATTCTCCTTGTGTTGCATAATCCTCAGCAACCCAGTCAATAAGTTCACCTGTTTTTTCAAATTCTTCTAATTCTTCATCAGTTAAAGGTGTGCCATCTATATATTTTGCTCCAAGTAATTGAAAAATCATATCACTAAAATCCTGCATTTCATAGTCTATGCTATTATGATCTATTTCTTTACCACGAAACATTATATTGGCATAATCAACTTTTTGATCTCTTGCTACTTTATATGCCGCCCAAGATTTTTCGTCATCTTCTTTTAATGGTAATCCTAAATGATCTACGCCTTGCATTGTTGCTGTGTCTTTTTGTAAAAGGGCGTGAACTGTAGATCTTAACTCTGGATCTGTTCTAAACATTTGTGCAATAGAATTTGCGTCAGGTTGTGCTTGTTTTTGTGCTTGTTTTTGTGCTGGTGCTTGTGCTGGTGCTTGTGCTGGTGCTTGTGCTGGTGCTTGTGCTGGTGCTTGTTTTTGTGCTGGTGCTTGTTTTTTTGCTGGTACAACTTTTTTGGCTCTAAATTGATCTCGAGCCATATGTTGAAATATTTTATCAACATCTCCTGCTGATGGATTTTTCCCTTTCCATTTTTGAAGGTAGCTTGTATCAGCTCCTTTTGTTGTCATAAAATCTTTTAATTGTTTTAGTGTAGGATTGTTATAATCTGCACCAACTTGACCCACATACTGTCTCCATTCGTCGTACATTTGTTTCATTACATCATCTGACTGCATTGCACCTTTCATTCCTGCCGCAGTACCTCTCATTCCAAGTTTTGATGCCGCTTTTTGACCAAGACTTGTAGCCGCTCTTTTAAGCATACCCATACCCGGTGCTTCTTTAGTAGTAGTGTCTTCCCATTTTAAATTTTTTTCAGCCCAGGCTCTTAATTCTAATTTTCTTTTTTGGATTTCTGCCATTAGATCAGCATCGGTTCTATTTACAGGGTCTAATGCCATGTCCTGAAGATGCTTCATTAATTCTCTATAATGTTCTTTATTTCGTGGAGTTACAACTTGTCTAAATTCGGCAAGTTTACTAAATCTAACTGCTTTGTTAAGGTCATGTAAATTCATTATATTTTTCTACCTCTAATTCCTTTAGTTTTTTGCATAAGTGGTCTTCTAAACCATAATTTAAACCATCCTGGATCTCCAGGTCTTAATCCTAATGCTTTCTCCCTGTCTTTAATTGCCTGTGCAGTATGAGTCATATTATATTCTGACTCACTTGGTTCAGAATCTGTTATGCCTGCTAATTTTTTTAATGTTGCAATTTCCATATATAACATATTTATTATTATGCCGGCATATTTAATTTAGATCTCAATTTATTATACAGCATTTTAGCCAGCTTTTTATCGCCCGGAATTGCCCTTAAAAAGTTAATTTCGTCCCCTCTAGAAGCCATATCACGTACTCTACTACCGCTTACACCTTCTACACCATCTGAATCAGGGTCTCTTGTTCCTGCATTTACAGTATTAATGTTATCAAATTGATATTCTGATCCATTATATTTGTTTAATAGTTCATTAAACTGTTTAACTCTGTCACTTCCTGCAACATAGGTAATATGTGTATAACCCATTGACTCTAATTTTTGCATGGCTTGAATAATTGTTCTAACATTTGGATCACCTATTTTAATACCTTTAAACATTTGTTGAGCAAAAAACAGTTTTTCAGCAAATCCTAAAGGATCTGTGTTTGCTTTTTGAGTATGTGTTAAAAATAAAAAATGATCGCCAGGTTGTGCTTGGATTGTGTTTATTAATTTTTGATGACCAATAGTAGGAGGATTAAATCGACCGAAGGCGAAAGATGCAGGTTTAGTTATAGCTTCGGTAAACTCCTTTGATCTCATTATGCATTCTCATTCTCTTTATCGATCTCGTCTTGTTCTGCTTCAGTATCAATAATTTTTTGTTGTAAAGATTCTTTGTCTTCATCTTTAATAACTCTTTCGGGTCTAGCCTTTACATCAAATTGTTTAAAGTATAAATTGATTGCTGTATCTATTAAAGGTTTTATAGTTGAGTTATTGCCTTCTTTTTTAGCTTTATCTATAGTTGGAAAATAATGTTTTCTATAAAAGTTAGGGTCATTAATCATAAAATAATGAATATCATCCATTATATTATAGTCCAACTCTGTTGGCATTTGATAATCTGTAAATTCGTTAATTTTCATAATTCTCCTTAATGGTTTAACTTCACGGAATTAATTGATCCGTCAGTATATACCAAGTGTGCTCTTACCCAAACAAAATTTCCTGTAAAATTAAAAACTTTTGAACCATCTGCTTCTGCATCAGTTGTTGCAGTACTAGTATGTGTAACATCACTAATATCAAACCAATCAGTAGCTGTAGGCGTAGTTGCTAACGTGGCTTGTAATTTAATAGTACCTATAAAGCCTGCAACTGTTATTTGAGCAGTATGAAACCCATCTGCTCTGCTGTAATACCCATCACCTTTATAGGCAGTACCTTCTACAGTCTCGACTGTACTATCTCCCGGGTGGGTAGTTGCTGACATTATTGTTTCGCTAATAGCTGACATACTGATATTTATCCTATATGCCTGTCCTAAGGTGCAAGGCTAACTCTTGATGAGTTTAACAGCTTCTTCGTAGATTATTGTAATTTCTTTGTCTTTGGCGTCTATTTTAGCTTTACCACCATTTTTTAACTTACCAAATAGCAATTCTTTGGACAGGGGCTTCTTAATTCTCTCATCTATGAGTCTTTGCATAGGTCTAGCACCCATTTTATCGTCATGTCCTTTTTCTACTAACCAGTCTATGGCTTCATCGCTTAATTCTAATACTGTATTTTTGTCTTTTAGTAACATTTTAAGTTCTAGCATAAATTTACCAACAATTTTTATCAGTATTTCTTTAGATAGTTTTTTGAATACAATAGTACCATCTAATCTGTTTCTAAATTCTGGTGGAAAGAATTTTTTCATCTCTTTATCATCATATTCGCTAGTAGATTGGGAGTCATTGAATCCCATAACATTTTTATCTAGTTGATCTGCACCTAAATTAGTAGTTAAAATTAATGTAATATTTTTACAGTCTGCTTCTTTACCATTGTTACCCATAATTGTTCCTTCATCCATTATTTGAAGTAATATTTGACTTACGTCTGGGTGTGCTTTTTCTATTTCATCTAATAATAATACACAATTAGGATGTTCTTGTAATTTTGTAATAAGCAATCCTGTATTTTCTTCAAATCCAACATATCCTGGAGGTGATCCAATTAATTTTGCAACTGCGTGTTTTTCTTGATATTCTGACATATCAAATCTAACTAATTTTACACCTAAATGAGTTGAAAGTTGTTTTGCTGTTTCTGTTTTACCACAACCAGTTGGGCCCATAAACACAAATGATCCAATTGGTTTATTATCTCTTTTTAATCCTGCGTGTGCTACCATAATTTTATCAATAATTGCTTCTATGGCTTTGTCTTGTCCGAATACACCGCTTTTCATATTTCTATCTAAGTTATTAAGAGCTGAAGATTCTTTTTGTTGAATGTTTTCAACTGGCATTTTAACAGCTTTTGCTATTTCAAATTGAATTTCTTCTGCTCCAATTACTTTTTCGGTATTAGGATCTTTAAGATTAAATCTACTACAAGCTAAATCTATTAGATCAATTGCCTTATCAGGTAATTTTTTATCGCTTTGATACTTAACACTGGTTTTAACTGCTTCATTAATTGCTTGATCCGTTATTGCAATACTGTGAAAGTCTTCATAATACTTTCTAAGTCCGTGTAATATTTTAACTGTAGTTGGTTTATCAGGTTCATCTACAGATATTCTTTGAAATCTTCTCATTAATGCTCTATCTTTTTCAAAATACTTTCTATATTCTTCCCAAGTAGTTGATGCAACAACTTTAAGGTCACCTTTAGTTAATACTGGTTTTAATAAATTAGCTAAATCATTACTATTTGTAGTCCCACCAGCACCTGCTCCACTAATATTGTGTGCTTCATCTATAAAACAAATAGTTTTACCTTTCTTTTTTAATGCAGATAATACAAGTTTAAATCTTTCTTCAAAATCTCCTCTATATTTAGAACCAGCTAACATTCCACCAATATCTAAATTATATATTTTGTAATCTTTTAAAAAATCAGGGCAAGTTCCTTTTTCTATATTAAATGCTAGTCCTTCTGCAATAGCAGTTTTACCCACTCCAGGATCTCCTACTAGGATTACATTATTTTTAGTTCTTCTTCCTAATGCTAATGCTATAGAATTCAACTCTTCTACTCTACCTATTACAGGATCTATTCTTTTCTTTTTAACTTCGCTGTTTAAATTTGTAGTATAAAGACCTAATGCTCTTTTTGCCGCGGATTGATCAACTTCATCTTCATATAAAGATTCCATTTCTGCAGAAACATACTCTTGAAACTTGTCTTTGCTTATTTCAGTCTTCATAATGAAGTAATAAGCCCAACTTTTCTTTTCACTCATCATACTTAGAAATACATCTGTAATATCTATATGACTTCTACCACTAAACAACACCTGTGTAAATGCTCTGTTTAGTATTCTTTCTACACTTGTTGTTTTTTTAGGTTTATATTTTGAAATATTTTCAAGTGTTATAGTTTTTAATTTATTTTTAAGGTATTGTTCTACTTCTGTTCTTAAATCTTCAACATCTGCACCAAACCCTTTAATCATATTTACAAATTTGTCAGTGCATAGCATTGCATATAGTAAATGCTCTACAGTTACGTATTCATGCTTTAACTTTTTAGCATCAACAACTGCTTTATCAAAAACTAATTGTAACTCTTGACTAGGCTCTACCATGTTCTAATTCCTTTATTGCTTTTTTTTGCTTCTTTAAAGCCATATCTAATCTTAATTTACTGACTCTTGCAGGATTAACGAACGTTATACCCTCCAAATGGTCGTATTCATGCAAAAAACATCTTGCATCATAACCACTAAACTCCATTATACACTCTTTTTGTTTGCTGTCAAGGAATTTAACGGTAACCTTTTCTGGTCTTCTAACTTTAATCCATAATTTTGGAAAACTAAGACAACCTTCTACATCTTCAATTTTATTAAGACTTATTTGCTCAATTGTAGGGTCAATTATAGCAAGAGGTTTAGTAATTCCTTTAGTTCTTTTTGGAAATATTGTAAAAACTCTTGCATCTAAGCTAACTTGATTTGCCGCCAGGCCGATACCATCATTATTCATCATAATAGATATCATTTCTTGTTCAATTTTTTCAGAATCCAAATTTTCCCAGTCAAAAGGTTTAACTTTTTTGTCTAAAAATTCATTTGGATATCTAATTAGTTCCATATTTTATTCTCTGTAAAAGTTTTAACATTTCCGGGTCGTTTATGTTAGGTATTTCAGCTTGTACTGTCATATAGATATTACCTCTGCTTCTTCCGTGCAATTTAGGTAATCCTTGCTCATTAATACTTAATACTGTACCTGGTTGACACCCTTTAGGAATTGTAATAGCTAAATTTTTGTTATCTATTGTTCTTATTTCTTTTTTAGTTCCTAATAATAAATCAAATACACTTACTTTTTCTATACAATGTAAATTTGCTCCGTCTCTATGCCATTTTCTATGAGGAGCTACTCTAATTCTAACCATTAAATCTCCTCTATGTACTCCTGCTATTGAATTATCACCAAGAGCGGCAAATTTTATTGTAGTATTGGATTCTATTCCAGCAGGTAATTCAAGATTTACACTTTGTTGTCTTCCATTAGACAATCTATAAGTTGCAATTAAAGATTTACCACTCATTACATCTTCTAAATCTATTGTAGTTTGAATTGATATATCTTTATTTCGCATTCTTTGTCTTCGTCCAAAAGGACTAGGCCCTCCTCCAAAGAAATCATTTATTACATCACCTATATCGTGAGGGAATCCACCAAAGTCGCCACTAGTATAGGTTCTCGTATAACCTTGTTGTCCAGTTTCGCCGAACTGGTCATACGTAGTTCTTTTTTGAGGATCTTTAAGGGTGTCGTATGCTTCGTTAATTTTCTGAAACTGTTGTTCGTCTCCACCTCTGTCTGGGTGGTGTTTCATAGCTTTCTTTTTGTATGCTTTTTTTAAATCGTCTACAGAAGCCCCTCGTTTAACACCTAATATATCATAGTAATCTGCCATAATAGTAATATAACAACTTTTTACCAAAAAGTCAAGTTGTAAATGTATTTAAGTGGATTTTGATATTGTTTTTTGATTATTTTTTGTTTTTAGGAAGAGAAGCGCCGGGTTTTCCAACGTATAAACCAAAGAATGCCGCGCCGGCACCAACAATAGTTGATATAAACATTGCCTGAGCATTTGTTGGATCTACTAAACCCATAAACCAGGTTACTGATTTATAAAAAGCATAGATGTATGCCAACATTACTAATCGAGGTATAAATCTAAACTTGTCAATAAGACCTGCTGTTTTGTTGTACCAAGTAGGTGCTTCGTCGCCTTGGTCGGGTACAAGATCAGTTTTAGCAAGTTCATATTCTTCTGTGGTTCTTTTAACTTTAACTTTATCTTTAGAAACTAACATATCTTCTTTTAATTCAGCCATAATTATTTTATACCCTCAATCTTAGAATCTCTTTTTCTATGTCCGTTCCATGCAAACCAACCGCCTAGTCTTAATGACCAGTATGCTAGGTAGTTCATAGTATAGAAGCCATTGACTTCAATGTTAATGTTTCTGAATAATTCATCCATCCATTTTTGGTCTTTAATACCAATAGTTTCTTTTTTATTTTTCTTTAATAGTGTTGCGTACTTGTAACCGTAGTCGTGTACAAGTCCACCAACTAATAATACCCCAACTGGAGAGAAAAAAGTTCTTAAGAACTTTGGAATACTTGCACCATCAAATTGGAAACCTTTAGGGATCACATAATCTTCACCATTTATGTTGTAGTGCCAGTCTTTTGTAGTAACCCAGTTTCTTGTTGATAGTATCCACATTAATATACCTTTAAAAAAGCCTATTCCTTTTGTAGATATTTTAAGTGCTTGTAAGTGAGGTAGTTCAGTGTATGTAAATTTAAGTTTATTAGGTTTTCTTTTGTCTAATACGTTTATAAGAAAGCCGATAATGATGAAAGCAATAACTAAAGTCCATTGCCAAAATTTCATTGCAAGTGCTATTATAAATTCCATGTTTTTCCTTTGTTAATTAACTATGTAGTTATTTATCTGACTTCTTCTTGTCTTCAGGCTCGTAATATTTCTTATATTCTTTTAGTAAGTTATTTGTTTCTTGTAATTTTTGTCTTATTTGTGCAAAGTTTTTCGCTAATAATTCAAAGTCTTTGTCTGTTAAACCAAACAGTACAGGATCTATTCCTGCCGCTTCTAGTTTAGCAAATACTTCTTCTGCGTTTGCACTTGTAATGACTATCCATTTAAGTTGTTCTAACTCTAATGCTGTTGGCATTGGATAATCAAGTTTTTCTCTTGGTTTTTCAATTGAGAATATTTTTATTTTTTTCTCACCACCTATTGAACAACCGGTTAAAAACACTATTAATACTAATGCAATAATTTTACTCATAATGTACGTAACTCGGGTTTGCTAAACTTGGGCATTCCGGATTAATCTCCGATCTTTTTGTTGCTTTTAATTCTTCTTCTGTGTGTTCGGCACCTGATGCCAACTCAACACATCTTTGGGCATTCTCGGCACCTTTGTTTATAATTCTTTCAATTGCTTTTGTTCTTGCTATTGCTAGTTTGCCAACATCTCTTTTTTTCTTATTAAATCTTTTATCTAATTCATTTAAATCTTTTTTGAAAGTTTGTATTAGTACGTTTAATTTTTTATTACTTTCCATTATTGCTTCAAAGTCTTCTTTTTGTTGTACTAAAACTTTGTTTTGTTCTGTAATAGCAGTTTCTAATTGTATTTGATTTGCCTTAAGGATAGCGTTATCTGATCGTAGTTTCATTACGTACATTCCTGCACCCGCAATACCACTGATTATTAGAACTGTAAAAATTAATCTTATACTTCCAAACATTTTATTCGCACCTACAATGAACACATACTATAATTTCATATGTTCTGCCATCATAGTCGGTCTGAGTTTCTTTTAAGACCTCACCACAATGTGCTTTTCGACCACAATTATTACAATATTGCTCTTCCTTCATTATGTATGTATTTATTGATTATTCTGTGAGCCCGTTTTTATAAACAGTTTTGCCGTCTTCTTTTAAAGCTCGTAGACGTTGCATTCGATTAGATCCACGATTATAACTAACATGAACCCATCCTGAATCGGGTATTTCGGGGTTATTATATTCTAAAATTACTTGGTCGAAAGTACAATTATCTGAAATCCATTGAGCTACATAACGATTAGATGTACCAGGGCATTCAATATCAGCCGCTTGGCCTAGACAATGTTGTGATTTCCATGATCCACCAATGGCTTTGTTTAATACAGTTCCTCTATATCCTGAATTAATTGCTATTGGACCAAAATGTTCTCTAACTGGTTGAAGAACCATTTCACATAGAAGTTGCATATTTTCAATATGTTCTTCCGTAGGGGTATTATCAATATTTTGACGTATTGCTGTTTGACTTCTTGTAAATTCTTCTGTTGTAAAATTAGTTGATAGTTTCATATTTTTTCTTAAGCACTATACAGAAGTTCTTGTTTTCAAGAACATACTTGTTTCCATATATAGATATATTATAGTCCCCTATATACTTACTTAAGAAAATTATTTCAGGAAATTTATTGAATTCATAGGATTCTTTAATTGATTTTAGTACTTCTTTGGTCTTACCATAATCCAAAAATTCAAAAAATAATGGATCATGTCGTCTTTTTTTAAGGATTAATGTTGTATCTTCTAAAATTATATCATCAACATAACTATCTTTAAAGAAATTTTTATAATTTTCCATAGGTGCTTCACCTATTGATGTTTCATATGCAGTAGGATCAAAAGGAATAACTTCATCTAATGTTTTTGCGTCTGCAGAAAGACTTTTGAAGTTTTTATAGTATCTAAATTTAAATTCGTTTAAGTTTGTTAATTTTCCTATACCGTCTAATAGTTCTGACACTTGTTTTGCAACTTTATTGTTTCTTTCTAGCTCTACAAATACTCTATATTTGCCATCAGCTTGTTCTCCACTGCTTTTGTCAGCATCTAATACAAAAGGATATCCTTTTTCTATAAAATTTACTAAATCTAATGCTGGTTGTTCTCCAAGAACAGAGAAACTAAGAACTACTATATCTTTATCGTCTCCCATTTTTGATTTAAAAGAGTCAATTTCAAATATACTATCAGTAGTAAATTCTAAATCGTTTTTTTGAAGTCCCATTAAAACTCTCCACCAGGTTCTGCAGTAGGTTCTGGTGCTGGTACTGGGTCTGTTGCATCAGCAGGTTCTACTTGTTGTTCTGCAGGTATTTCTTCTGAAGTTGCAGGTTCTTTTGCATATATTTCTTCTTGTTCGTAACCACTATGTATGCTTCGAATTAATTCTTTCGGCATTAAAATTTCTACTAACCAAATAGGTGCTTTGTCTAGCTTACCTTTTTTAGTTCCTGCTCTCATATCCCCTGGTTCTAAAATTTGTCTTGGAACCATAAGTTCATCTTTTTTGAAATATACTTTGCACTCGTAGTCTGTAAGTCTTTTACCACCCATTGGATCGGGCATTTGTTTTCTAGGCCACATAAAAGTACATGATACAAAGTGTCTTTTAATTATTGGACCCGCGGCTAACTCGCCATCCTGCCAATTATCATAAACATATAAGTCTAATTCATCAAGTACTCGTTCAAAGTCCTTGAGCACCGTGAAAGCGGTGTCACTATCAAATACGTTTTGTACTGCTTTAACTACATCTATTGTATCGTGCATATTAGGTCCCTTTTTTATATTTATCTAATGACTAGTTTCTCCTAATAAGGTGAAAACCGTAAACAGTGGGGCAAGGACCACTGATTTCGCCTGGTTTTAAGTTGTCTACATATGTAATAAAATCAGGATCCATTTTATTTGCTGGAAATGTTCCTAAATTTCCGCTATTTGCTTTGCCACTAGGACAATCACTATAGATTTTTGCGGCTTGATCAAAGGTATACTTGCCTGTTCTTATTTCTTCACTAATTGCTCCAGCTAAAAATAGTGCTTCTTCTCTACACATTGTTCTAGTAGAACGTTCTGCTTCTATATGGCTTACTAATATATGACTTGCTCTATATACTCGACCTGGAACTTCCATTAGTCTCCTTTTTCATCAAAATTATTGTATAATGTATATTTTGCTGTTAATTCTTCACCAGCTTTAATGTCTTTAATTGTTATAAGGTATTTTACAGGTAATTGATGCCAATAACCTTTAGTATTTTTACAGTTAGGGTCATCTGAATGATTATAAAAGGCACCCAAGGCTGTTCTAATGTAACCATGAGGAAAATTTTTATTTTCTATATGAACTATTCCTAAGACTGTGTCTGCTTCAAAGTCTTTTGTAGCATATAGTCCTAGTCCTTGAACATTAGATGGTTTAATAGTAAGCCCATCTGGCAATGGCTTGTACATTTATATTAATCCTTAATTAAAATATTATCAGTATACCGTATACCACAATTCCAAGTACTACTGCAATCGCGATCCATCCGGCAACCGTATAAATTCTATTCATCATTTTCTTTTAAGTATTTCCAACTTATAGGAAAGTATTTACTACACTCGTTAGAGATTTGATTGCAAATGTCTCTTGTTTCTTTTTGCACATCGGGTTTACACCTAAGGTTGCATACTCTAGCAAACGCATACAAGCTACCAGACCAAAACCATTCAGTCATCATACTTTGAGGTAAAACCATTCGTGCTTGTTCGGGTGCAACACCCTTATCAATTAATGTATTGTAAAGTATTAAACAACTTTGCATTGTTGTTTCTAAGTTATGGTCAACAGTTGCTCCTAAATCAACTGTACCATCAGAACCTTGTTTAGAATTTATAGGTCGTCCTCTCCAAGTGTCCGGTTTGAATAATTCGGGTGGATAATCTACATAACGTCTACTAACTTCATTCCATATTAATCCAACTTGATGTTTTACAAGTTGTCTTGCAACAAATATAGGTGCTTTAATTCTAAATTGTAATGATGCGTGTCCGAAAGGTGACCAATGATTATGTTTAGCCAAGAATGCAATTAGTTTTTCGTCTTTATCTTCAAATTGTTCTTTTGTTTTTGCGTAAGATACTCTAGCGGCATTTACGACCGACAAATCAGTACCCATTTTATCTATTAATTCTACGTTCATTCTACTTTCCTTAATTCTTCATATCTTTCTTGAGCTTCTTTAGGTCCTGCATAAGCTTCTTGCTTATCAACATTCCAATATAAAAGTTCATCTAAAGGAATATGTTTACCCGAAACAGCACAAACGACATAGTTGCCATCTTTTACTACTTCAAACATCATAGGTTTATATTTTAATTCAGCTAAAACCCATTTCATAAGAATATTATAGATTTTGTAATTTAATCATTGTTGCAGATAAGTTAATTTCGGGATCTGCAACAAATGAATGATCCACTAATCCTTGTTTAATAATTAATATTGCTTTCTCTTGTTTTTGTTCGTCACCAAATAAACTAATATTGTCATATAACCACTTATAAATGTCTTCTATTTCGTCTGGCCTTGCTTGACTACATACTAATTTTCTTGCTTCGCTTATTTTTCCTGCTTTAAACAGTTCAACCATTTGTAATTTGTAATCTAAATCACCTGTATCTGCTTTTTGTGGCTCAATTAACTTTCCTTCTTGTGTATTCATTTGTACAGTATTAATACATTTTCTTAAATCAGGATAAGTTGCTTTTACATAAGTGTCTAATGTGTTAAGATCGGGTGTAACACCTTCTTGCATTAATATTTCTGCCACTCTTGCTGTGAATTCTGTTTGATCAATTCTTTCTATATGAAAACCTTGACATCTTGAATGAAGTGCTGGTATAACTCTATTAGGATAGTTACAAGTTAATATAAATCTTGATGTTGTATGGTATTCTTCCATTACACCACGTAACGCCGCCTGTGCATTTGGACTTAAATAGTCTGCTTCGTCTAGTAATACTACTTTAAACTCACCAAACGGAATCATTTGTACAAAATTAATGATGTTTGTTCTTACTTCGTCTACGGAATTTGTTCTACTTGCATTTATTTCTAATACGTCAAGGTCATTAACTTGTAATTCGTTTAAAAGAATTTTTGCAAGTGTTGTTTTACCGATACCAGCAGTACCTGAAAACAAAAGATGTGGAATAGTCTTTTCTTTTAACCATTGTTGGACCTGTTTTCTTTGATGATCATCTCTAAATACATATTCATCAATTTTTTTAGGTCTATATTTTTCTACCCATAGTTCTTGCATTTAATCAATATTTAAATTTCTATATTCTTGGCCTATACCTGATAAAATTAGTATAACATATAACACCACCCAATACCAACCAGTAATTATACCAGTTAAATGGAGTACCATTAATGTTATTCCTGTTAGACCTGTTGTGTTAATTCCGGATTTTTTGGCTTCTGGTAATCTCATATACGTAGTATATGATAAAGAACGATTTTAGTCAAGTGATTTGTTATTCTAATAGGTCGCCGCCGGGGCTATATTTTAATCTGGCTTGATACCAATCTTTTGGTTTGTAATTTCCAGTCATCATTACTGCTTTGGCTTCTACAATTCGGAGTACCGTTTCTTTTTCGTTTTCATCTGCAAAACTGAAACCTCTTGACCATCGTCCGTGTTCGACTAAGATCCAGTCTCCTTTTTTGTATGTGTCTTTATTTTTGTGACCTTTAGAAACTACTTTACACCATCTAGGTTTAATACCTCTAGTGTGTCCATCGTCACTTCCGATAATAAGTCCACCTTTGGTTTTTGATTCGCCAAATTCCATGTCAGAGACTAAAACTCTGTCATGGATAGGTGTTATATTGCCTTTAATGAAATATTTTAATTTTGGAGGGTCGAACATTAGTATTAGTTAATGTTATTTTTTTACAAAATTGCCGTCTGCGTCTTCTACCCACTCGTCTTCTTTTTGTGCGACTGGTTCTTCTGCTTTTTTAACTTCTTTTTTTGGCTCTTCTGCAGGTGGTTTTACTTTAATATCAGCAACCTTTTGAGGATGATCTCTGTAGTAATCTTCTAATACTTCTTCTCTTTTTTTAGCAATCTTTCCACCTGGGCCTAATTCATCACCACGTGCATTTACACGAGCATTGCCTACCGCAGGAGTAAGTTCGTTTCTTTTTCTCAAAAGATCCATATCAACCTGTTTACCTTGCATTGTTTTGTAAACTTTTTGTCCTGTTTGTCTTACTGCCATTTTATTCTCCTAGTATATTATATATGTATTTAGCGAAGGAACTCTCGCCAGTTTAGATTATATTGTAATGAGTCTATTTTATGGACACCTAATAAGAACAATACGTAACTAGCAACCGAACTTCCACGTCCTACACCCCATATAATATTGTTTTCCTTCATAAAATTGACAAGATAATGTAAAAATCTTAATAGGTTTGTAAAACCCATTTCTTTAAATGCTTCTAATTCTTCATTTACTCTATTAATGCTATTTTGGTCACCTGGACATATGCTACGAACATATGTTTCTATATCGAAACTCTTATAACTGTTTGGCATAAACCATTCATTTTGTAAAAGTTTATCAAAAGATTTTAAATCAATGTCTAATGATTTATAAAATTTAAGTTGTTGACCTGTACCAGTTAATTCAACGGATTTATTAAATTTTTTTGTTTCTTCGTTGTCATCTGCTAATACATTAAACAACAAATCTTCCTTACCTTTATAGATAAGGTCCATTAAGTCATCGGTACCATATTTTGGTAACCCTAATTTATCAATTTGCATTTATTACTATTTTAATCTATATTGATAAGATTGTCAAGATCTTTTCCTTGGTCTTTAGCCAATTTATTAGCTTCTTTGGCTAATCTTGCTCTCAATTCTTCTTGATAATCTGTTATAAAGAAATTAAGTTGATTTCTTAGGTGAGGATTTCTTGCTTTGAAAAATTTACTTCTAAGTTCGTTTAATTTTTGTTCTAATTGTGCTGTAGAAAATTGTGAAAGGTCGTCATTCAACGGATGTAAATTGTTTATTTGTGTCATTACGTAAATGTTCCAAGATATCTAGCAAATACTGTGACACCTTGGTTATACGTCCAAAATTCAACAACCATCACATTAGAATTACTTGTAACATTAAAGGGTGAAGGCATATTACCATCCGCTTTTATAGATCCACCACTTGCCGCCCAAGTTAACGCACGAGTTGAACCATCACTTACTACTGATACTACAAGGCTTTGTAATACATTTGCTTGAGTGGCCCAATCTGCTAAAGTTAATGTAAGATCAGCTCCTATATTAAATGTTTGAAAATTACCGTTAGTTAAGCTAACATTTTGTCCGCTTGTTATAGCACCACCGTCAAAATGCTTTATGTAATTACCTTTAAATGTTGCACCAGTAACTACATTACCTGAAAAGTTATTTTCTGCATTTAATTTTGCAGTATTAGTTTGCAAAGTTTCAATTTCTGATTTAGCCGCAGTAAAATTATTCTTACTTACATTGAAATTGTCTCTAAATCCTTGGCTGTTATTGTCTTGTCCAGCTACTGGAAACGTTGCATCTATGCTAGTTGTGTCTATATTACTTGCCATATCTTATATCCTACAATTATTTATCTTATATGTTGTACTCATAATCAGGAAAGAGTACATATTGTTCCTGTGCTACTCCTGTTGTACTATCTATTATATACCTATCTATTTCAAAGTCAATAGTTTTGAAATCAAAACCACTATTTTTAATAGCCAAAGCTATTGTGGCACCAGATCTGGGCGTACAATAACATAATGGTATAGCAGTTACAAAGCCTAATTGCTGAACTGTACCTGCTTGAGCAGTTCTCATCCAAAGAGGCAAAAATCCGGGTGCTGAAGATCCTATTCCAGCAATATTATCTCTCATATTTGTTGTATTAGCAATAAATCTATTCTCATCAGAAGAGTCTGTGTTTAGAATGCTAGTATCTACTTTTATAACACCACCTTTAGGTCTAAATCTAAAAGGATCTGATTTATTGTAAACTACTGATCCAACATTTGCCACAGTACTACCATCTACTAACGTAACTGTAAGTGTACCAGCAGTTAAATCTAAGAAAAGTCGACCTTCTCTTGCATAAATTTGTAAATCTTCCCCTATAGCTTGAGTAGATACTTTTGAATTATTTTGTAGAAATATTGTATATGTAGAACCCCCTACATTTAATTTTGTAGTGTCATCTGTAACTTCAATTTGTGTTTGATTCACTTTAAATGTTTGAGTATTTGCCATTTTGAAACTTTTTGCTACTTTAGTTCCTTTATTATCTTGAGGATCTACAACATCTACATATACAACTTCATATGCTATAGTATTTGTTCCTTCATATTTTGCTTCAGCAATTTTTACATCACCTAATTTGTATTTTTTTCTTTTATGATTTGATGCAGTTGCAGAAACGTAATGAGCAATTGATTTTTGTTCTATTCCTGCATACATTAACATTTTTAGTTTCTTTTGTACACCAAATGTCGGGTCAGTTTCTCTATAAATGTATTGCGGATCAAATATATTAGGATCTGATATAAATGTTCTAAATGAATCTCTTGATGTTAAATTAAGTAATGGTTGAACATACAAATTACTGTATAATGTAGTTCCTTGAACTTTAACTGATATTGAAAATGTTTTAGGCACTGCACTAAATCCATATCTGTCTCTAGCAGTTACCGTAAATGTAAATTTTCTATCTATTGAAGTTAATTCACCATCAAAAGTTAAACCATTTTCAAAGAAAGTTAAACCGGCAATAGTTCCATCACCATATTGATTAACTTTACCTATGATTTCACCATTAATTGTTAATGTAAGTCCTGGTGGCAATGTGCCATCTGTTAAAAAATATTTCATTTTAGCATCAGGAACAGTACTTGTGGCTTCTATTTTAAATGTACTAGTGTAACTTGCGTTAATAGATCCTAAATCAGTATCAGTTTTCCAAGATATTGTACTATCAACTTCTCCTAAAATTTTAACTGTAAATGTTTTAGTTGCTTTAGGTAATGTAACAACACTTTGAGAAGGAGTTACAATAAATTGTTTAAATGTAGTAGCTCCTTTAAATGCACCAACACTAATATTTTCACTATCTACAAAACTTCTAGTAAGATTTACATTAAGAACTAATTTATCTATTGCAGTAGCATTTGTAATTCCTTGATCTGCAGGTTCTCCTTCATTTAATACTGTTTGAACATTTTCAATTTTATATTCTTCAGTTGCACTAAATTTTAAAATTTTTCCAATGTATCTATTTTTATCTGCTCTATTATAAATGAAAATTTCATTAGCCGCTCTATTAATTAATGTAGGATTTGTTTTAAATGTTGATGCTTGATAAACTGCACCTGTAAAAACTTTTAAATCTGTTCCAATTAAACTTTTATCAAGTTGTAATACATCATATTTGTCATTATTATCATCATATCCTAATATTTTATAATTATTATCATTAACAACTATTTCTTGATTTTTTAATTCTTCTAAATCTGATATACCATCTGCTGTTCCTAATGGTAATTTTGCTACTTTTAAATTTGCAGTTCCTTGCATTTGATCTTCATAAGGATTTATTGAAACTGCTACTAATGAAGATTGTAAATCATATCTAGTTGCTGATACTGTAAATTTGTATTCTTTAGTAATTGCAGGTTGATAAGGTACTCGACCTGTTATTTCTCCTGTTAAAGCATCTATAGACATTCCTGTTGGTAATGTACTAAGACTACCATCATCATTTTTAGATTCTAATATATAAGATACTGTACCTGGTACTGTATTTGGGTCATATAATTCTAAGAAAATAGTTACGTAATTATTTGCTCTTTTAAAACCGAGATCTGATGGTGTTAACCATTGTGGTTCTCTTAAATATGTTCCATCTGAAGTAAAAACTCCGGAGCCAACTTGCATAATAGTATTATCTGCTCTAAGGAAGTCATCACCTACTACAAAAATTTGAAATGTTCTACTTTGAATAGTATCACCGTCAGTCGCATTTACTTTAAATTCATAATATCTATTAAGTTTTCTTGCTGATCTTATTTTATTATTTTCATTAAAGAATGCGTAATTTTGTTGAATATCAAAATAATAACTGCTTGACGGATATGCTCCTACGCTACCAAAGTCAAATGGGTAAGATGCATAATTGTTTGAATCATAAAAACCTGTTCCTGACTGAATATCTAAAGCTAGTATAGGATCAATTATTCCAGTTAATTTTCCACTGTCACTTAATGTAACTCCTGGTGGTAAATTTCCTCCATCACTAGGAATATAATATTTTAATGTGTCGCCTGCACTTAAATCAGAGTCAGTAACTGATAATTGATAACTTATATAAGAACTATCTAATATAAAAAGTTGATCATTTGCTCCAACTTTTAAAGTTCCTTCAGGTGTAATCCAAACAGGTGCATCTGGACCTTGTACGTTAACTATAAAAGTTCTATCTTCTATGATTGGATCAGGTGGAGCAGTATCTATCGCTCTTAAAACAAATTTATATTCTGTATTTCTAGGTACTTCAAAAAATGTACCTGTAAGTGTATTGTTAGTTAATCTTGTTCCTGCTGGTAAAGTTCCTGCAATTAGCATAGTGGAAGGAGAACCTACTACTGGTAGGTTTATAGTTGTAGGAACCTTTTCTTGATAAGTTCCTAAATTATGACCGGTTGTGACGCTCCATAATGACATACGATTA